ATGGCAACTTTTAAACCCGTTGTAAGAACAAAAAGATCTGATGGCAGATATCTTGTTTATATCAGATGCACCCACAATAGAAAGATTGAATATGTAAAAACCGATATGTATATCTCCGAGAAAGAAATCAAGAAAGGAGAAATATCTGATTTTGATGTTATTGGAAAATGTGCACTTCAAATTAAGGAATATAATACTAAACTTAATAGAGAAGATATTAAGAATTGGTCAGTAAAGGAGGTTGTTTCATTTATTACTAAAGATAATACCAACATCCCCTTTTATACATTCTGTGATCAATTTGTAGCCAGACTGTTTAAGGAGGGAAAAGATAAAAGTGCTAATAATTATTCCACTGCTATAAAGTCTTTCAGGAATTTCTTTGGTGATAATGTTATGTTCCAAGACATAAACACAAAAGGTTTAACTGATTGGATTAAATCGCTGAGTAATACAGCACGTGCTAAGGAAACTTACCCGAAAGCCATAAAAGCTATTTTCGATGCCGGGTGTTTAGAATACAATGATTATAACAGAAATATAATAAGAATCCCGTCTCGTCCTTTTATGGGACTTAAGATTCCTAAACATGATTTGCCAAGAGCAAGAGCGGTGAGCGCAGATATTCTTAAAAAGATCTGTACTGTCCCTGTCGAACTTAAGAGAATGGATATGGGGAAAGATGTAGCGATGCTTATGATATATCTGGTAGGTATAAACACCGTAGATATTTTCAATTTAAGGCATGATAATGTTAAGGGTGATAAGTTATGCTATAATAGAAGTAAAACGAAGCACAGCCGTCAGGATAAAGCTTATATCGAAGTGAAAATATTACCAGAGATACAATACATTTTTAATAAGTGGAAGGGTGCTGACCGATTATTCGATTTCGGGTATAAATCTGATAAGGATTTTAATAAGTATGTTAATATTGGCTTAAGAAGGATATGCGACTCTCTGGGAATAGATTATGTGGATACTTACACTTTCAGACATTCATGGGCAACCATAGCACAGAACGATTGTGGAGCATCTACCGAGTTGGTTGGCTTTTGTTTAAATCATGTATCTGCACATAGAATAACTGAAGGATACATAAAAAAAACTTTTGACCCTATTGATAAATTGAATAAAGAGGTTACCGATTTTATATTCAAAGAAAAAGTGCAGAAATAGTATCTGCACTTCGATTTACGAATTGGGTTCAAAGCCTTTGAGATGATTTTCTTTGGTCATAACACTGCCAGAACCTCTATTCCTTCATTATTCAAATCTTCGTGAACATTCCATACTCCGGAGGGTTTATTTAGCGTTGTTTCCTGCTTTGTAGTCTTTATATATACTTGACTTGCAGTCGACAAAGCATAAGTAAGCAGATCGGCGGCACGTGTTGCGGCTGTGTCGTTTGTAGGGATATAAGACGTTTGATCTATTCCGCTTTCAATCTGAATATATTTTACAAATAATTGTTCACCATTTAACCATCCTTGATTAACAGGCATATAAGGTCTTATTGTAACAGTTGCTCCACCAGCAATTACATTGAAATTACAGTTATGTATTTTATATCCATCATAACCGACTGAATCACTTACTCCAACACTAGCATTAATAAAATTTCCGAAAGATATTGCATGATTATGATTATCTCCATATATAGAAATATTATGAGTTCCCTCATTTAAATCAAGTGACCTTTGTATTCTTGAAGCGGAAGTTCCATTTATAATAGTATAGACCGAATGATCAGTATCAAACATATGATTATTATAAAGAGAAACAATCCAAGCATAACCATCAGAGTTTGAAAGTCTAAAATCCGATTTTAAAAGATAGTTCGTTCTTTCCCTCTCAATCAATAATTTCATACTATCGGTATAGTTACCATAGTCAATGCGCGGTATGTCATTATTTACAAGCTGTAAGTTCTTATTACTATCAAACATAGTTGCAGACGAAGCGCGCGAGAAAGTGAATTCTACGGGCTTCCCTGTACGGTTATCCATAGCATATACAACACCGTAGGCAACCGCAATAGGAAAGAGTATAGTCTTTGCATTTTTCTGTATTCGGGGATTGAGTCTATTATAGAGTCTTTCAGCTAAAGATAAATCTACATCTACCCCTAGTTTATCTAATTCTGAAACGAAAGTAGATAATAGCTTCAACCCCCTAGTAAAAAAGAGCCTCTTTCAATTTCATATCTGCATTATCTATGGTCAGTTGTTCTCCATTTAAAACAACATCAGTGATTAATGCAGAAGCGAGTATACTCCCTGTATTTACTTGCTGGAATTTGATTTCTGTATTATTTATAATGAAATAATCTACAGAATTATAAGCTTTTTCGAATTGTAAGTTATTCGAAACAAAAGTTATACTTTTAGGGTTGGTTGTAATTTGTATCATGACTTATAATTTATTTATTAGAATTTCCACTTTAATCCGAATCGATGTCCGTTACTTTGGTGACCTAAGCTTTTTTGATATTGGTATTCGAATCCCAGATCGTGATAAAATACTCCGCCACCTATATCGATGTAATTTAAGGTGGAGTAGGAGCCAGATATAAAAGGAACCCAAATATCTCTTTTTTGGTGTTTAATTATTTTTTGAACAGGGTGAAATACCCCATCATAAACTTTTTGTATTCTATTGAATTGGATATCCATACTTATATTAAATTTGCCAATAGTATCAATATCAAACATATTCCAATTCTTGTAACTTCTTAATATGGTATAATCCCTATACATAGCTAGAGAATCTACGACCAGATCAGGGGTATTGGCTAGTACATATCTTAAACTATCTATAACAGCTTTATTTTTCAGTTCATCTTTATTTAGTTCATCAATTCTAGCTAATAAATCTTTTATTTCACCGTTTGGTTTTGTGACCTCTGAAGGAAGTACAAGATTCTCTCCAACTGTTGTTTCCGGATCCGGAATAGTGGGATTTATTATTACTGGGGGCAGTTTGATAAATGTAGTTGAAATTTGTTTCTGAGCTGATCTGCCGATAAAGAATCCCATGATAAGGCCAACTACCAGACCTATAATACCTACGATAATATAATTCTTCATACTATTTATTTTATTGTATCTGATAAAACTTTCTTTGCTCTTTTCCAAATAGCTTCTCTGTCTGAATAGCCATTGTAGCCTCCATTAATTATTTTAGTTATTTTCTTAAAATTAATAGTATGCAAACTGTCTACTCGGGCATTATGTCTTCTTACGCTATCACTTATATATTTGGCCTCTTTCAAGAGAATAGAATCCGGTACTGACGAAGGGGCCTTGTATATGAATGTATCGATACTCACTATCTCTACTTGAACTGTTTTTATAGTATCACTTTTAGAGATGGTTACCTTATTATATGGTTTGTTGCTGCACGAGGCTAACAGCATAAATAAGATTAAAGGGATATATTTTTTCATAATGGTTTATCTGCTAAGTTGTTTAATTTTCTATTATACCACCACCAGCATGCCGATTTAACGGCATATTCAGGAGTTGAAAGAAGTTCCGGATGTGTGATGAAATCCACACCAAAAGCATCCGAAATTTGCTTATAATTAGCTCTTCCGGTAATTTGTATAAGCCCTCGGCCTTTGAATCTTTTGCCATCTCCGGTATTTATATTTCCTAAATCTTTTCTGCCCTCGTAGGCAGATCCCGAGGCTATCTCCTCAGAATACTTTAATTGCCCCGATTCATGACCTATTTGAGCTAAGAATGCTGCAATCCTATCGGCATTATTTATTTCATACATCTCCATATACTTATTCAGATATGGCAGATATTTAGTCCTACTCTGTTCTGTAGAATTAGGATATATTTGCTTTAATTGATCATCTGTTATCATCTCTATTATGTTTTAAAAATTCAGCCCAATAAGGGATTTTCTTTACGAAAGCGAGAGAGATAATAAAATACAGAAACTTTAATACTATACTCTCTGGCCTAATCAACAATAAGTTTTTGAGAATATTAGTTGAATAGGCGTAAATAAACAGATAGGATATTACTTTAATAATATATTGGGCTTCATTTTTATCACCCTGAAAGTGTCCAATTATATATATTCCGCAAACGATACCGACATAGATAAGAAATTCAACACATGCCCATATAAATTTTTTAAAATGAAATCTATCACGATTTATTATGATGTCATGGAATATTCCCGTTACCAGATTAACCAGAAACAGAAATAAAAGCAAATAAATTGCATTTTCGACAGGCTGCATAAATGCTAGGATTGCAGATGTTACCGTAATTATCGTTTTCTTTAGTATATCCATTTGAATATATTCTATCTTGTTTATATTCATTTTTTCTTACTTTTGCATCATTACTAATTTACTTTAGTGCCCTCTTGGCTAGGATGCGAAAGTGCGTTCTTTCGTTTCTCAACTCACTGGTACCGTAAATACCTTTGAGAGTCGAGAGGGTTTTATATTATGGTACAGTTGTAAAGAATGGAACAATAACAAACACTTTGCAAAGCGGTGCTTTTCGTAGAAGGGTTTCCAAGCCATATCTAAATGCTTCAGCAGTACTCGCTGTACGGTCTAAAGCTGTATAGTCCTTTGCTAGTACTGTTGTGGCTTCTCCGAGTGGTTGTCTGGTATTATGGTCATTTACTCCAATCATTATAGATACTAAGCCCTCAAAGTTTTCAGGAATTTGATTTATTTGGTTTATAAAGCCATCCCCAATAATTGTAATACCTGATCTGGCCGTACTGATCAGATTGTAACCAGATGCATTAGCCATATATTTAGCATATGACACTCCAGCACCAACTGGCACTGTAATACTATCTCCTATCGAATAATAATTAGATCCTGATGGTAAAATTGGTATGAATCCATAGAAAGCCGAATATATAGCAGTTGCCAAAAACTTATGTCCAGCATCGTTTGGATGTAGGCCATCAGGCATCAAAGAAGGTACTGAAAAAGCTGATATCTGGCTTGAATCTGTAACATCTATGCAAGGTATAGCGTAATATTTACATATAGCTTTCTCCATATCCTTTAATTGTTGTATTCTGGGAACTTCAACAATATCTTCTCCTCCAGTCCATACACCTATACATAGCTCAAAATAGAAAGTAGTTCCACCATAACTAACACCGCCCGCTTGTGGGGTATTTGAACTTTTATATAGATAGTTTACTGTACTACCTGCCCCGGCAAAGAAAAGGTATTCATTTGCTGGAATCTTTTTATTAACGGTAATAGTGTTCTTACCCGCAACTACAGGAGCAAGCATTTGCCATGAACCAACGGCCCCTGTCGTAGTACCTGAATAAATACCAAAAACACCCGCCGAGTCAACATTTACCTCTATTTTAGCAATATTTTTATCTTGAAATAGACTTTGATCTATGTACCTTATCCAGTTAGTTTTATTTTGTGGTGTAGTTGTGCCATCACCGAAAAATTTAGTTGCCTCTACTGGTCCGTTACCTTTTTCGAGGGTTTCGATACGTCTGAATAATTCCGTAATATCTCCCTCGTTTTCTATTTCTCCGGCTTCTCCGGTCCAAACACCTATGCATAATTCAAGATTATAGAAAGGGTTTCCTCCATAATTAAAACCTCCTCCCTGCGGAGTACTCGAATTTTTGAATAGATAGTTTACTGTAGTTCCTGCCCCGGCAAAGAAAAGGTATTCATTAGCAGGGACTTTTCTATTAACGGTAATAGTGTTTTTACCCGCAACTACAGGAGCAAGAATTTGCCATGATCCAACGGCCCCAGTTGTAGTACCTGAGAATATCCCAAATACACCCGCCGAGTCAACATTTACCTCTATCCTAACAATATTTTTATCTTGAAATAAGCTTTGATCTATGTATCGAGCCCAATTAGTTTTTTGCTGCGGTTTGGATGTGCCGTCACCGAAATATTCGGTAACTATTTCTGAGCCGTCATCACCCTCTGCATATAATCTATCTAGTAAATTATCAACTCCGGTAAATGCTTCCTGTGCTGTTTCACCTATTGTATCGGTTGTATCAGTAAACAATTTCAAACTTGGTGCTTTCTCAGTATCTTGCCCTTTTTCTTGGGATACAGTTATAACTTTACCCTCAGGTGCATATACTACAAGCTCCCCATTTTCATTTACTTTATCAGCTTTATTCTTTGTAGCTTCTGCGATATACCCCTCTGCATCTGCACCATCTATCATTATGTTTGCTGTCCCAAAGAACATGTCAAAACTAATAGCTGAGGCATCAATGCTCATATCAACTTTAACTTGTCCCTCATCTACATATAACCCCTTGCCACCGCATCCCATATAAGGGTCTAATAATGAGCATGGGATACTCTTTCCGATCTTAACTTCTGTTCCTTTACTCAGTCTTACTACTATATTAAAGTTACCAGCTTCAAGGCTCTTGGTCTGATCAGCAGTTAAGTTTATCTGGAATGAATTGTTATTGATGTTTGATATGGTGGGAGTAAGCTTTAGTGAATACGGGGTGAAAAGCTCCACACTTTTTGTATAGGAACTTATATCTATGAGTTTGGGAGGGTTCCCATTATCATATGCCGTGAATATAATATTCATCGACTCTCCTTTATAAAATTTTAAAGCTCCCATTTTATTCTATTGTTTTAGATTCATTACTCACTGTCTCCTGAGACATGATACGGGTGTTCTCATCTGCGGCTGCATAAGGATGTATGTCAGTAGCAGTTTCGACAGATAGTGTACCTTGTGATTTACTAGTATTTATATTGGAAATTATCTCTGTTTCGTTTTGAGGGATATAAGGGACTATTTTACCAAACACTTTTAGTCTGCCTATTTGTGCAGAGTTGCCCGATTCTATCCCGACCCCATAAATAAACAGGCTTAACATTTTATCAATGAAACCGTCCCATTTCTTAGCTTCTGCAATCGCTTTTTCTATTGCAGAACTGAATAAAAGCTTAACAGTAATACCGGGTAAGTCACCACTGGTTTTGACTGTTTCCGGAGAGAATGAAATAGTATGGCTTCCCCTGAATATTTCTTTAAGCATGAAATCCATAAGATTAGTTACATTCTTAGATTCTTCTGCCTGAATAAGTTTTCCATCCGCATCCCCATCTTCTCCTACTAACACTTTACCTCTCTCATCTCTGCCTGGTAATACATCAACTGTGCCTTTTAGGAATAATAGAGGATCACCATAATATCTGACACTCTCCGCCCACAGAGAAGCATGTAATTCGAAATCTTCTATTGGTTTTTGTACTTTATTCCATGCAACTTCGCCTCTCTTATAGGCTATTGGTATTTCTTTAAAACCATGAGGCTTTTGATCAAGCAGTCTAAAGTCGTAACTATTTTTCTCGTATTTATATCTGTACAGATCATCCCATACATCAAGAAATTCCCCTGAACTGTTATCCACGATATCAGAATAGTATATTCCAAAAAGTACAAGCTCATCGTATTCGTTATAGTGAGGTAATAAACAGTATCCGTCTTTCCATGAATAAGTTTTCCAGTCTAATTTACCTTTACTTGTAAAATACTGAAGCAATGCGGTATCCCCTGTTGTTAACTGACTTTCTACATTTTCGGACAGTGCAATATCCATATTCTTTGATATGTAGAACTGTTTCAGTATTGTGAAGAATCTCTTATCCTCCTCTGTTTGAGTTTCATTTGCCAGAGTGAGCTGTAATTCATTTCCAGTCAGATGGACTTTTTGCTTTGTAGCTATCATCTCCTGAAATGGGAAGGCTAATCTCGTTACAGGGACATAATCTTCCCGCTCGCGTTCTTCTTCTACTAAATCACCTTCATCGTTAATAACCGATTCTTTATAAGTGATCAGCACTTTTTTGTCATCCAGAACATATCGGCTATGTATGGCATGGGAGTATGGATCTAATTCATCAAGAAATGTATCTTGTGACACAGCAAATTCTCTCCGTCTGGGTAGTGTTGCTGGTGTCGCAATATCAGAAAAACCTTGGAAGTGATTCATATAGGTTGCCATCCCTCGTGTAAAAGGTTTCTTAATTAGAATCTTTTGAGGGTCTTCTAGTAATTCTTTCTTTGTCCGTCCCATATTATATATAGCGTAATCTATGTTTATTCTTTATTGTATGAGGCTTCTTTAATTCTAAAGCTTCTCTCATCACCCAAGCTTCCGTGAAATCGGGTGATTTATTTATCAGGGTTTTCATTTCTGATTTTTTAATTAGAGCCTTCTTTGCATCAGTTCCGTCTTCAGCCCATCTGAAAGCCCTTCGTTCTTTCTTCAAATGTGATTTTAGAGTCCTGATCTCTTTAACTCCCTTGATCTTGTAATTTTTATTTAATAATGTCTTGTCAAATGAATATCCACGTTCCTTGACACGTTTAGCCCATTTATCAGCGCATTGACTTTTAAGATTCTTATAGTTCTCTGAATTTTCAACTTTACCATTGTTCAGGAATTCATAAGCCCCTTTAAAGAATCCGGACAAAAATGAGCCTAAACCATTATCATCATACACAATCATCTTATCGGGTATACTATACTTTCTTTGTAATCGCCTAATAATTCTGATAGCTTCATCCGACTCGCAGTGATCCCGAACCTCTATATCTGCCAGATGAAAGCCCTTCCACACTTTTACAATTAGTGAGTCAGCCCCTTTAAGGGCAACGTCAATAGTCATGCATCTTCTGTCTGATATTTGAGGTATCGGATTATCAAGCACCGCCTCGAGATCAGCTACAGAGATTAATTCATCATCTTCACTAGATGATACATTCCAGTTACCAAGAAGAAGTTGTGATGTGATAGTATCTCCTGTAGTTGTGAGTGATCCAAAGTAAGATTGATCTTCACCGCCTATCAAGGCTTTATTCTCTGCAAGTACACCCTCAATGAAAGTGAAAGACTTAATGAAGTTCATAGGGTCGATGACAAGTCCGGTTTTCTTCTTCATCCGGTCTACTATTGGTTTAATGACATCTTTACATTGCTCATAAACCTCTTCTTTAGTATCGCCCCAAACAACGCTCTCAACGGTTTTACCCGTTATATAGAAATATCTTATTTTACCATCCCTGTCAGGACGTATGAAGCCATCGTCACCAATATACCAATCAAGCCATATTCTTATCCAGTGTGTAGACGATGGATTACAGGAAGCTAAAAACTGCGGCCGTACAGAACATTTACCTCCGGTCCTATTACGCGAAAACAGATATGCAAATACAGGAAATTCAATCCCTGTTATTTCATCTATATATATGGTAGTGATCTGACGTCCTTTCCAGATTTGTTCAATCACCTCCATGTTCTGATTTTGTAAATGGTTGAACTGGATTGTTGCGCCACTATGGCATCGAAATTCCGCAGGGTCTGTCTCTCTCCATGTTCCGGCAGCCTCAGGAAATAATGCTTTGGCTGAATCTACCAATCCTCCTTGTGACTTTGTATCTTTTAATGTGTTCCTCAGAGCTACCCCTCGGTAATTTGGCTCATCAAATCCATACACGAATTTCATAAGGTTACCGAATGTTTTACCTGCTCCTGCACCGCCCCCATTGAAGATGACGTCGGCATGGCAAGCAAGTACTTTCTGTTGAAATCCTGCTTGCGGTGCAATGTAATCCCTTGCTTCCGGTATTTCTACATTCGCTTCGAAACGATTTATAAATTCACTCTTTTTCAAGACATATCGGAAATAATGTAGAACAAAGGAAAAGATTTTTAGTTGTTTATGCAACTATTTCAAATAAAACTTTTATATTTGCTGCAAAATAGTTTTAAATACAACTAAATTTTATGAAAGAAAAAATCTTACCAATACTCAAAAACGCTGTAAAAAACAGCACTTTCTCAGAAAGAACTTTTTCTGAAGTAGCAGAAGCGATGTCTAAAGCTGCAACAACAGCAGGAATAGAAGATGATAAACTGGAAGCATTTGTAACTGAGATGCTACCATTGTTCAGTACGTTCCAAGGGGATGTGAACAATCAAATCTCTGAAGCTGTGAAAAAAGTCAAACCCTCTAAAAAAGAAGAGGAGAAAGAACCTATCGAGAAAACCGAAGAAACTGAGGACAAGCCCTTAACAGCAAAAGGCATAGCAGCTATTATAGCGGAAGCAACAAAACCTTTAACTGATAAGCTTGCATTATTGGAATCTTCTTCTCAAAAATCGGCTCTCATTCAGAGTGTAAAAAATCAATTGGTGTCGCACTACAGTATTAAAGAAGATCTGTGCGATAACGTGCTAGGGCGCATCGATATCACTCCTGAAAGTACAGTCGAAGATATTGCGAAAAACGCATTAGCGGAGTATAATAAACTGGCCTCGGGTTTTGGATTACAGGGTATAACTGAAGGAGTCCCGAGTGCAGATACTACTCCGGTCCCTCCAAGTGTAAAGGATATTGATGATATCCTTGGTAAAATGACGTAAAAAAAATTAAACAAAATGGCAATATCAGAATTAACCGGAACATCCAAGCAAGCCATCATAACAGGTAATGACAATGTTGTTATTGTTGATGTCTTTCAGTCTGTAAGAGGTGGACGTACTCTGGATGTTACAGGTTTTCCTAAAAGTGTGATTAATGCTGGGCATTTAGTCATTATGGAAACTGCAACAAAAGAGTATAAACCAATGCCTCTGAATGCAGCGGGAAATGCTTATGAAGCTCTGCCAGCAGGGCATGAATATGCAGGAGTTGTGATTCAGAGTAAAGAAACTAAAGACCCGAGAGTGGGTATTCTCCTAAGAGGAACAGTCAATTATAAAGCGGCTCCTTTCGATATGACCGCAATTCTTGACGATGTAAAAGAAGCGTTGAACCTTATAAAATTTGTGGAGGACTAATAGTATGGAACAATCATTATTTTTAGAATATATCATAACTCATTTCCCTGCTTTGGTTCTTCGACACATCGAAAAGTTAAACGATAAGAACCAGACAGCATTAACCTATCTGCACAGACAATTACTTGATAAGAAATTCTCTGTAGATGGCCGTTGGGCTTCGGTTATTGGAAATTATACGCGTGTTGCTGCCGATGTGGTAGCTATGGATTCAAGCCTGCCCTTGAAAAGACGCGATTCTCTTGAAAGAGCTACCGGGAAAATACCTAAGATGGGTATGGAACTGTGGTTGAATGAAGAGCAGATGACAGAGATCGATACTCTTATTGCCCTGAAAACTCCTGTAAACGAAATTATTGCGAAGATACTTGCAGATACACCTCGTGTGATCGATGGTATTTTAGAGCGCTTGGAATTGATGTTCTTAGAAGGACTATCAACAGGTGTTACCGTTCAGGATGATAACAAGAATGTTGGTACAGGAATCAGACTTGATTATGGGTACTTGCCTGAAAACCAGTTTGGTGTTTCTGTTTTGTGGTCAGACAATGATAACTCCAAGGTCGTAGATGATATCAACCGGATCAAAACCAAAGCACAAAGAGAGGATGGAAACTTACTGGCTTATGCTTATGGTGATTGGTATGCTTATCAGAACCTGATCAAATCTAAGCAATTCAAAGAGCAATTTGCGTTCAATCAGGGATTCGTTGGGGCTTCTATTCCAACACCTACATTAGTTCAGGCTAATGAGGTATTTAGAACCTTGTGGGGATTCACTTTTACTGAGGTGAACCGCCCTGTGAAGATTGAGAAAAACGGACAACGCACTACGTTGACCCCTTGGAAAGAAGGTATGATTGTCTTCACTTCTGACTTGAAGGTGGGGGCTTTGGTATGGTCTAATCTTGCTGAGAAAAACAGGAAGGACCAGATCAAAGTAGCTACTTATCAGATAGCGGATGATTATATGCTTGTAAGTAAATACCATACAACTAAGCCTTCATTTGCTGAATACACTTCTTCTCAGGCTCGTGTATGTCCGGTTATTACTAATGTTGACCGTATTTATACGCTCGACACTAAAACTGTACAAGCATGAAAGTAGTAGCATTACAAGAGTTTAGGGATATAGAGGATTTCCGCAAAGTCTATAAAGAGGGCGAAGCCTATGACCTATCTGACAAACGGGCTAAAGAGCTTATCAAAGCGGGATTAGTACAAGCTGATAGCAAATCTGGAAAGAAAAGCGACACTGATTCCAAAGAGCAGGAGTTGATCGAGGCTCGAAAAAGTCTTGAAGGCTGGGCTTCTCAACTTTCTACACAGGAATCAGAACTAGCCTCAAAAGCATCAGAGTTGGCATCAAAAGAGGAAACTCTTATTTCCAAGGAAGCGGAGTTAAAAACGAAGGGCGAGGAATTAGCAAATCTTAAGAGTGCCTTAGAATCGCAACAGTCTGATCTTGAATCAAGAGAGGCTGCCCTTGCAACAAAAGAGGAAACGGCTAAGGCTAAAAAGTAATACTGAATGACAGTAAATGAATACATAGAAGGATTAGTAGCATTCGATGTCCCCCAAAAGGCATCGAATGCGATCCTGTTCACTCGGGGTATTGACGGGAACATGATAGCTTCCAATCTTACCAAGAAACAACGGGATCTGATTTATGCTGATCTTCTTATGTATGGAATAACCAAACCATCTTCATCCGGAGGTGAAAAAAAGGCACATGGCGGATTTTCCCATACAACCAAAAGCGAAACTTTCACCTACCGTGATGATTGGTTTAAAGCGGCGATGGCAATTTATAAGAAGTATGGTGACCCTAAATATGATCCGGGTTCACTTATAAAAATTACAGATGCATCAAGCAGATGGAGGAGATGATGGATTTTGTTGAATTCCCACATAACTGTAAAATATTTGACTCAATAGTTGATGAAACTTTACCTCCGAGCCAGCGAGTTCCAGATGCAAAGGTTACTGTTGAGACAGTATGTGATATTCAGGCATCCGGTAAACCAACTGACTCCAACTATGTCATTGATGCTGATTATATAGTCTACATACCTGTATTTGAAATGCCAAGGATACAAAAAGGATCTAAGATAGAACTGTACTACACAGATACAGACGTGAGAACAGGTTTTGTCCGTCAATATGAGCCGAGTATGATGTTAGGTAACAGAATATGGGTAAAAGAGTTGGATAACTAATGAAACTAAACCTGAAATCATCTTCTGGAAATAAGGCTGTAATCAGTGCCAGTATTTCCAAAGTGAATCAGATTTCAGAGAATTTGATCATAAAAGCTTTTAAGAGATTAGGGCAAGCGAGCCTTAGTTATGCCGTGAATAATAGGGAATGGGAAGATTATACAGGTAATTTGCAGGATTCACTCGGGTACGGAATTTTCCATAATGGATCCTTGATATTCTGGGAAACACTGGACAATAAGCAATATGAATGGCATTTCGGGCACAAGGTGACAAACGTAGCTGAGTATCCCTATGGGGCACAAGCAGCATTACAGTTACTTAATGATAACACTGATCTGTTTTCTAACGGTTACAGGCTTTTGGTAGTAGCAGGTATGAATTATGCCTTGAATGTAGAGAATATACATCTGCATGAAGTTTTAACTCAGGCGATGGAATTTACCGAAGAGAATTGGAAAACCTATTTTAAGGAAGTAGCATGATTAATAAAAACTACTCAGCAGAAAGAATAGAAGACGTCCTTTGGGATTTATGCAAGAATGTTTCACATGCTTCTGAAGATGTCTTTGCTGGTAAGAGACCCGATTCGACTAAAGAACCCAGAGAGACTTTTATAGTAGTATCACTGCTAACGGCAATGAAGGACTTGGAGGCTTATGGTAGAGGAGTAGTTCGTATTCTGATGTATGCCAAAGACCTACAAGGTGGTATTAAGAACAGTCCGGCTTTAAAAAGGATGGGTGATGCACTGTCTGAGCATTTTCCATACAAAACGGAGGATTACTTTTTCGACTATTCCAGTGAAAGCACTTTTTCAGACAATAGCGGATACAATATAAAAGCGATAAACGCTTATGTGATCCCATTAACAAGAAAATAACGGGAAAAACCCTCAATATATCGCACAGAACAATAAGATTAATAATTAAAAAAAATCATAACCGATGGCAAATTTAACATTAACCAAACCCGCAGTTTCACCTTTAGCTACTCTGGGTTTATCAATCGGACAAGCTGGTATTTATTGGGCTGAAAGAGGAATGGTTACTGACGCTACAGTTTGGACTCAGCTAGGAGTTGTACTTGTAGGTACAGGATCCATCACGGACGAAGCAGCATCTAAAACCGATATCAATGTAGAGGAATTGGATATACCTATCTACACACTTTGGGAGAAAAGCGGAGGTATGGTATATGAGGGTGATATTCCAGATATGTCTTTAGAGTCAGCTAAACTTCTTTTGGGTGCTGAAGTAAGCACTGCATTCGATAATGTAGTTGGTATTTCCGGAGAATCTTATGTGAAAGAAGGTATGTTTTGGCTGAAACCGAAAGTAGGTGGTGAAGGTATCGTATTTACGAATGCTACCCTTGTAGCTAACATAGCGGGTAACACTACCAAAACTGAAACTCTGAATATTCATATTCAGGTATCTGCAAATGCAGGAGGTGGAACAGGATTCGAAGAAAAAGCCATACTTCTGGTAGGCAAATAAGATCTTATTTCTAAGTAATAACCTAAACAGGGGGTGGGATAAACTCTCATTCCCTGTTTTCTTTTCAGGATAATATGTACGAAGCATCAATAGATAGTCAGCATCAACAGGGAGCAGTTTTAATTGATAAGGCCGTTAAGATAAAAGTTGGTAAACACACTTACAGATTCAAGCCTATGAAGAAGTATACCAACTGGCGTATATCTTACCATTTGGTATCCCAGAAGAAAGATAATCCGGGTTTAGCTGCAACAGTAGGATCAATGAGATTCTATCAGAAGGAACAAGCTAAAGTTTTATCGCTGGGATTATTGAATAACTATTGGCTGATATTCTTCTTTCATCGGGTATACTGGCGAATCCTTTTTGCGCGCTTATCAGAAGAGGAGTATTCTAAATTATTGTCGGCTGTTATTGACCGTATGGAGGCAGGTTTTTTTTTGCTCAATATCGAGACAGCAGAGAGGATAAACTCATTGACGAGAAAGACGACTCAGGAGGAAGCATTAGCTTTCCAAGCCGGACAGAAGCCGGACTAATGGCCTCATTCATGGAGAAATACCATGTTAGCCGTAAAGAGTATATGAATATGCCTTGCGCCCTGATTTCCTTAATGTTGTTGGATGCTCCGAAAGTATTATATGGTAAAAAGGTTTCCGACCACACTAAAAAAGAAATAGAGGACACTGCAATTCAGAACAAAAATATCAAGCCCGTATCTATGACGATGGCAGAAATACTTAAAAAAGATGGCAGCAAATAACGATTTAGGCTCTTTATCATATTCCCTTAATATTGATATTTCTCAGATTCCGGACACAATTCGAGATGTGGAGAAGCAATTATCTACTATAAACACAGTGGCAGATGTGGCTATGCGCACAGATCCAAACCAACTGATCAATTCCATTAAACAGGCATTGATGGCTGAGGATTTTAAGCTGAAAGTTTCACTGGATGAAAGCTTTAAAGATGTTATAGGTAAAGCTACGTCTGTTATTAAACAAGCGGTTACAGGTGGGGAAGATGAGAAAGCCCAGATAGGATATATTGATTCCCTTATACTTAAACTGAAAGATCTTGAAGTACAATACAAGAACTTACCTAAGAGTGCGGATGCTTCAGCTATTATTAGTGAATTCAAATCCGTTCAGACTGAATTAGATAAGACCGGAAGAAATCTATCTGCCGCTTTTAATAAATCATGGTCTGATATCAGCGCAATGGCTGAATCTACAACCGGTGATATAAAGTCAAAGATTAAATCTTTGGAGCAATACAAACTGAATATCCCAGTATCAAATCTATCGGATATTCGCGCAGTAAATGCCTTAATACTAAAGCTTAAGAATGATATAAAATCCCTACAGTCACCTGTCTCTGTTAAGAACTTCGGTGAGGTGATGGGAATGGATGCCAACACCTTAAACCAGATAACTGATAAACTTAAAGAGATAAGGAAACTCAGAGGTGAGATAAATGTAAATTCTCCCGCTGGCATCTCTCAGATAAACTCCCTAAATAAGTCAGAAGCTGATCTACTACGTCTTCAGCAGCAACGATTAGGAGTTAATCGACAGATAAACGAATCGTACAGAAGCCAGAGTCAGATAGTTGAGGGATTAACCACTAAAATGTTGGCATACTTCAGTATTCAGAAGATGCAACAGTTCACCACAAAGCTAATTGAGACAAGGGGTGAATTTGAGAAACAGCAAATAGCACTACAAAGTATTCTTCAAAGCAAGGAACAGGCTGATAGGTTATTCGCCCAGGTAGTCGATCTGGGTTTGAAATCACCTTTCTCCATTATGCAGTTGAACTCCTACGTGAAGCAGTTATCTGCATACCGTATTGAGACTGATCAACTGTATGATACAACCAAGAGATTAGCTGATATATCCGCAGGGCTCGGAGTAGATATGCAACGGTTGATACTTGCCTATGGGCAGGTTAGAGCTGCAAGTGTACTCCGAGGGCAAGAGGTAAGGCAATTTACCGAAGCTGGGATTCCTCTAATCGAAGCTTTAGCTGATCAGTTTACAAAACTTGAAGGGAAAGCTGTATCAACAAGTGAAGTTTTTGATAAAATATCGAACAGGCTTGTCCCTTTCGAAATGGTCAGGGATGTACTATTCGAAATGACTGATGCTGGTGGTATGTTCTTCAACCTACAAGAGAAACTGGCAGACAGTGTTGCTGCAAAATGGAAAAACCTTCAGGATGCTATCGATGTAATGTTTAATAGCATAGGGCAAGAGAATGAAGGTTTCCTGAAGGGTATGGCAGAAGGCTTGACTGCTATGACAGAGAATTGGCGGCAACTTCTTGATTTAATAACAGCGACAGGTGCTGCTTTGGTGGTTATGAAATCATTGTCTGTGGGCCGGAATGTTTTAAATATTGGTGCTGCAATGAATCAGGGATTCTCCTTCAAGGAGGCGAACCAGTATGTGACTAAGCTTGCAACAAATACTGAATTAATAGCATTAAGAACCCAGAATGTAGGTAGGCATTGGGCAGGTGTAGGTAAGGTGTTCAAGGAGTTTTCCGGATCTGTTTGGACCTTCGCAAAGGCAAATTGGCCCATGTTGCTAGTTGGAGCGATTGCTGCTATAGCAGCTAATATATATTCATCCTATAAAGAGGCATCGCGATTCAAAAATGAGCTGATGAGTATAGCCAATGAGGGAGTTAAAGAAGCAAATACTCTTGTGGAAGCTCATGATGCTCTGGTAAAGAAACTGGGAGAATTGGTAGAGGGTACGGTGGCCTATAAAGAAACACGGGATAAGCTCATATCACAGTTCGGTGAGTATTATGATACAATACAGCTAGAGGCAGAAGGATATGATTATATAAGGAGAAACGCAGATGCTGCGACAAGTGCAATACGGGAAAAAATGCGCTTGTCTGCAATGGAGAAAGCACAAGCAAAAATAGATGAAAAGTTCGGGAATAAGCAGACAAATATAGAATCCTCTATTATTGGTTATTCTACTAGTGTGGAGTCAGGGGGGATTAACAAGAATGCGGCGGTTGCAAAATCAGATATAATCGAGATCATTAAAAGAACCCGCCAGTTTATCAGGGACACGAATGGTGAAGTGGTGGATATTAATAACGCTGTACGTAATATTATAAAGCAGTACGGGCTTACAGATATACAAGCTTCTTATATTTCTTCAAACTCGGATTGGCACAAACTGGTTGACGTGATAAAAGATGCTGATGAAACGGCTACGGATTTCTCAGAAACATTAAATATGCTCAGCGAGAGTTCCCATAATCTAACTAAACAGCAACTAGAAGACTTCCGAGCAAGAGAAAAGGCTATAAAGGATGAACTTATTGCTGAAGAGAACCGGATAAAAAATACTGAAAAAAATGAGAACTTATCAGGCGAAAAAGTAAATGCTGCCAGAGTAAAAGCATATGAGGATTTAAAAGCATTATCTAAAGAATACAGTAATTACAGATTATCTGAATATAATTCAGAACTTAAACGAATTGAGGTTACTTCCGGCAAGATCAGAGAAGCTGTGAAGAAGACTTTAGGGTATGAAAGTGAATTTTTCTCTTCCTTCAGTGGGTTCAAAGATGCAAAAAGTATGCAAGATGCTTTCAAGGATATGAAGGCCATTGTTGCGGATCCGACAAAAAGTGATAACGACCTTAAAGCAACCCAGAATCGCATGAAAGCCTTGCAAAAGGTTGCGGCTGAGCTTGGTGTCGATCTGGATCCCAAAGCCTCCAAAAAATCATCTAAGCAAGCTGAGGATGCAAGACTTGCACAATACAAAGCTGAGATTGCTTTAGTGAAACAAGCTTATTCGGATTATAAGAAATATCTGGAAGTACTGGATGACGTAAATGCGAAGAAGAAGTTGACTGATAAATATCAGCTTCAATTCGAGCAACTTTTCAAGAATGAAACGGATGCTATAAAATATGCTACTGATGCAACCTCATATTATAATAAGGTGCAGAAGGATATGGCTAAATTCTCTTCACCTAAGGATCTTGCCCTTAAAAACAATGTAGCTAAAGAGATTGCCGGTACTGAAACAGATGATGAGTTAGATCGACTGAAGAAAGACTGGAAAGATCTTAATGACTTGTTTGATCTGAAGAAAGAAGCCTATGCCCTACGTGATATGTACATGCAGAAAGGCATAAGCCAGAGCATAGCCGAATCTTTTGTAAAGCAGATATATGGTGATATACCCCTCGAATTTGATAGTTTTAGGGAAGACGTTTCAGCCAAATTATCAGATGTTGCTGGGAACTGGGGTTCTGATTCGGGAAAAGCCTTTAAAAACAAGTTTGGTCAGGAGGCAAGAACCTCTTTCCTCGATATGTTGGAAAAGTTTCAGACTACTCAGCAGAAGATAGATGGCATTAATTATAAATACACCCAGATATATAAAGAGTTAGCAACTCAGAGAACTGCTGCAAATGCCTCAGAGAATGATGAGATGGTAGCCAATGCTGAAAAAGCAAAGGCAGAAGAACTGGCTGCTGTTACTGCTACAGCTATTCAGATGACAGAAGCTTACCAAAAGATGTTTGGGAATATATCTGATCTTTCCGAAAAAGAATTAAGGTATATCATTGATAAATGGAAAAATGCCTTGAATAGTGCCTCTCGTAACTTGGATGGTACTTTCTCTATTACTCTTGATGGCAAGCAGTTTAAAACCACAGAACAACAAATAGCATCATTCACTAAGAAAGTTTTGGCGAGTGAGAAGGAATTGCGTTCTAAGAATCCATTCAAAGCATTGCAGGATAGCCTTAAAGAACTACAGGCTAATACCAATGCTTTGAATGATAACCGGATTATGCAGGATTTCTGGGAGGGGACTAAAGAGGGTGCTACTCCTAAAGAGCTGGAACGTATTAATGCTGAAATAGAAAAACTCAGGGAGGAAGAAAAAGCCTTAGACCTTAAGAATGCAACCACTTGGGCTAAAATGTCTGGTCTTATCAATAACGTCACCAAGCAGATAACCGATCTTTCGGAATCTGTTATTTCCCTATTTGAAGCATTCGGGGCAAGCGATGATACTGCTGATACGCTTAATGATCTGGTATCAATCGTGAGCGGTCTGGGTGATACAGCTTCAGGTATATCCCGTATTGCTTCAGGCGATGTGATAGGAGGGCTGACACAGGGCATTAAAGGTATTGCAGGTGTTGTATCCTCTATATTCTCTATCGGTGACAGGAAGCACGAAAAACAGATCAGAAAGCTACAAAAAGCCATTGACGCTTCGCGGATTGCCTATGAGCAACTTGGCCGTGCAGCAGCTAAAGCATTAGGTAACGCAGAATATGACACCAATAAGCTGCAAATAGCGGAATTGAAGAGGCAGCAACAACTTATTCAGGGACAGATAAGAGCAGAGAATGCTAAGAAAAAAACCGACAAGGATAAGATCAAAGGTTGGGAAGAAGAATATCGTCAGTTAGGTTATGAAATAGAGGATATTATTACTGATATCACAGAAAGCCTGACAGGTAATCTTAAGGATATGGCCAGTGAAATGACTAATGCATTAGTTGGAGCATTCGAGGCTGGAGATGATGCCCAGAAGGCTATGTTTGAATCGATAAAAAGTAATCTAAAGCAAACCATATCCGCCCAGTTCCAGAAATCAGTAGTTGATGGATTAATAAAACCGCTTTTTGATAATATGGACTCTATGTTAGGTATAACAGCCAATACTAAAGAGATCACCAATCAGCAAGACAAAATAGCGGACTTAAAGAAACAACTGGATGAGACAAACATTTTTGACGTAGCTAAGAAAACAGCATTAAGTGAGGCTATCAGACAAGCTGAGGCTGAACTCAATAGTCTGCAAAGTAAAGATGGCAATTATAAATTCACACCAGAACAAGTGAAGGAATTAATTAGCCAGGCTGAAGGTATATCTGAAGATGTAATGGATATTTTCAATTCGGGAGGATGGAAAGAAATATTTGATGCCCTCTCAGCTTCAGAGCAGTTATCAGGTCTATCGAAAGGAATACAAGGTTTGACAGAAGACACCGCTCAGATATTGGAAGCGTATCTAAATACAATACGGGATGTAGTAATATCCATTATGATAATTAATGAAAATCAGTTGTCACTATTACAGGCTTCACAACTTCTGCAATCCCAGATACTGACTGAGGTAGCAACAATAAGTTCTGCTGTAGTAGCTATTAACAATGCACTGCATTCGGTTATAGCCCAATCCAATGGTGATAATGGTGCCGGAATAAGAGTATATGTAAAATAAATATTATGGGAATATCTGAATTATTACTGAAGGAAGCAATTAAATATAATCTGTGCCAGCCATGGCAGGATAACTGGAAGGGAGATTTAGACTCACTAATGTCCATGTACAAGAGAGGTATTGACTTTTGTGTAGAGCATGATTACCCTTCACTTGATATAATCCGTAGATACCTGAAAGGGAAAACGGAAGACTACAACGTATTCATAGATGCAGAATCCGAGGTATCTGTCTATTCCGATACAGTGATTGTGCTGGGGGATAGTAAAATAAAGTTGTGGGTAGCTGATTATGGTGTTGTGAGCCTGTATCTGCTCCATAGTGCGGAGGTAACGGTCATATGTGGTCCTCACTCTTCAATCAGTGTAGAAACTTATAACGACTCTAAACTGAAAGTAAGGCAAACCTCGAAAGTATCTGTTTTCAGATACGATGATTCGGTTGTTGAGGGTGATAATTTGAAACTATTTAACAGAAAACGAAATGCAACATAATTTCTTTATTCAAAAAGGGGGAGATGAGGCAAAAGATATTTTTGCGGAGTGGGGAATTATAATCAATAAAACTCAGGGCTTACTGGAACTGCCTAACCCAAAGGATTTCTTCAGCCGTGACTGGCCGGAAGAGCAGGGAGTTGATCTGTATATTCCTGATAAGGTTGTATTTGCAGATAAGGAAGTAGAGATAGATATCACATATCTTGGGAATCGAGGCAGGGAGCAGTTCAATAAATTCATAAGCTATATAGCTCAACCCAATGCAGGGCAATACGCTTTAGAGAACAGAGATGGGGTTTTTCAGTTTTTCTCGCCATATCGAAATACAGGTGCAAGACTTGTTTATAGCGGAATGTCTTTTTCCAGAGAAAGATACAGGGGTGGATGCATTGGGAGGGATGTTGTTCAGGTCACACTTAAATTCAGGTGCCCTAACGGTTTATCTTTTGGGGCATCCACTTATGGTAGATCCTCTAATTCTCTGACCTTCCAAATGACAGAAGGAGAAAAGATAGATGTGTTTTACTCTGATGGAACACGTGACCTAAATAAGACTGAGACTTTTATAAAGAATAATGTGCGTTTCTGCATTATCAATCCAAGTAGTACTAACGCAGTAAAAATAACATAACATGGGAACCTTTTACGTACAACGGTGTGACGAACCTATAATCAATGTCAATGATAAATATAAGATAAATATCAAGTCTGTGACTCAGTTAGCTGATTATGAAGAAGCAGAGCTGGGCAAGGGCATGACAGAATACAATTTCATTGTTCTGGCTGCCGTGCATCCAAGCCATATGAATCTGTTCTCTAGCTTCACTACTTATATAAGTGGCAAGATCAAAGGACAGTTTGATAAAAATCTAAGAGGGGAATTAAAGAATGGTATGTTCCAACTGATCGATGACGAGAACGGTAAAGGATACCGCCTTACTTATAAAACATTAAGGGATTCCGGAAAGAAAGAAGGAAATTGGAAATTACTGGAACTTCTTTTCACGAACGAATTGCCACAGGCCACTTATGACAAATCAAACGAACTGTTTATTGGGAACACACCTTGCACGATTTTCTTTTCAGATGGCAACCTTATAACGGACGTGCAGAACAGGTATATCCCTTATTCTTCGGATTGGGCATTGGTGATTCCTTCTAATGGAGATGTATATGAGGCGGACAACGTATTCAGTGGTTCTGGGTTTGTAGACGGATCTCAGAAAGTAAGGTTGAAATATAATCATCCGATTATTTCCGGACGAGTTCTTCACGATGGCACGGAATACCCTATACGTAGTTATGATAGTGGTGCATCTTGGGTTATGCTTAAGCCACTGCAAACGAATTATCCGAACAGTAAAGATATGGTCATGAGGTTCCCTGTAGAAGAGGCTATCTGCTATTATTCAAAGAAAATGATTGAAGAGATAGCTTTACCTGAAGGATTTGAATTACTCGACCTTAAAGATGTTCTCAATTTGCAAAATACTTTAGGCGAATTAAACCTGCTACAGGATTTCTACAACAATAAAACTTTGTATGGCTTTGTGGAACATCTGGTAGTGAATACAAAAATACCGCGTTCCGCTTTCTGGGGTCGGGATAACCGAGGTTATCTGACAGGATTCCAATTTATAATGAAAGGCGAGCGTATAGTGGCAGAACGTATTAATGTAGAGGAACATACTTTTCTGCCTGTTATTGGTATTTATAACCCTAAAAACTAAATAAAATGCAATTAAATATTTACAACCCTGAAGGCAAACTGATAACAAGTTCCCGTGATTTTAATTATTCCGGATCCGCAATGGGCGAGAAAACCGTTTCTGCGACTATTCCTTCAGCCCGAATGCTTAAGTTACCCCCTAACAGCTATCTCGATTTTAGAGGTGAACGTTATCTGATGAGAGACGAACCTTCGATAAGACGCACTGCCGGAACTGGTGTAAGAGGCGATGCGCTCATCAGTACTTTTGTTTTTAAGTCAAAGCAGTATGAGTTGGTCGATTGCGACTTTATGGATTATGTGCTGAATAATGATATGTATTATACAGGCATGGACTCTTTTTCATTCTATGGTGATGCGTATGATTTGTGCCGCAGGATACAGGCAAATCTGGATGGGCAATATACGGGGGCAGAGAAATGGACTATACTGATGCCCAGAAAAGGATACAATGCCCCGCAGCCTGTAGCCGGTATAGGATGGGCAGAGCGTACCCTTGATAGTGAAACACTGCAAGTAACACTGTCTAATGAAAACTGTTGGAATGCCTTGACACGGGCCAATAGTGATTTTGGGTTTTACTTCTATCTTGATACAGCTAATAAATATATCTATGTGGGTGTAGAGTATCCGGAGTTTAAAGTAGGTGGGGAATTAGTCACGTTCGAATATGGTAAGGATCATGGCCTGTATGAAATACAGAGGGACATTGAGGCAAATACTATTATTACCAAACTACGGGCTAAGGGTAGTGACAGGAATACCGACAGGGATTATTTGAGAACCGAAAATTATCCTCGTTTTACACAAAATCTGCAACTCCCTATATTCAGGGCTACCCGTACGTTACCACGACCTGTAGATTATATCACGGCTGATCCTGCACTTACTGCTTATTTCGGGGTTCGTCCGGGCAGTAAAACTTTTGATGATATCTACCCATCAATAGCAGGAATGATGGATGAGAACGGCCATGCAATAGATGAAATATATGCTGTGGAAGCTCTGGACGATAGAATAAACCCTGATGGGTCATTAGTACAATCCTATTTTTACGTGTATCTGTACGATCTGGGATTTGATATCAATGAGTTCCTTACCTCTGAAGATGCTACTATGAGTATGAAAACAGGGTATTGTGCCGGTATCGACTTCAAGATTGTAGAGGCAACAGCTTTGAAACCAACAGAGCAGTATTACAGTGATGGTTGCAGATGGAAATTCCGTTTAGAGAAGGATGTAACCTCTTCGAATAATTATGTAATACCATCAGGCAATGTGAAGCCTAAGAAGGAAGATAAATTTGTTCTGCTCAATATTCTTATGCCTGAAAGCTATGTTATTCAGGCAGAACAACGATTATTAGAAGCGGCTAGGAAATATCTTGATGAAAACTCAAAGAGTAAGATCAGTTATACTGTTAATATGGATGAGAATTTTCTGGCTGACCGTCCTATTTTGACCAGAGCTCTCAGAGAAGCTATCAGTATGCGCATAGACGATAACGATCTGGGGGATATGGAAGATAATGATGGAAGCCGTTATACCGTGAAATCTGTGCAAAACCTTGTTATCACTTATAAGCCTAATCAGTTCGTTCCCTCTTACCAGGTAACTCTTGCTGAAAAGGTAATAGCGGGTCCGCTTGACAGAATCGAATCGGAGATTGGGAATATAGTAGAAAATGTGCAGAACAACGGAAGCCAGAATACTGTGAATCGCCGTAACGGTATTCGCAACAGTCGTAATCTCCGTGCACTTAGTGAAAAGATATTTGATACAGATGGATATTTCGATCCAGAAAATATAAAGCCAAACAGTATCGAGACTCAGTATCTTGCTGTAGGTGCTAAAAGTCGTGACTTTACAACAAATAAAGTCAGCATGAAAGCTTATAAGGAGGATAATACTTTTAAGGTATCACTGTCTACAGGATACATCAACCATCGTGCTCTCTGGTGGGGTGGTGGCGAAACTCCTCCTGAAGACATTAATAAATTTACATGGGGTATAAATAATGCCTTGGTGCAGGAACTCACAGAGGACGCGAAAGATTATTACATCTACGTGAAAGCTGAAAGGGTTAGCCAGCTTGCAGAATGGTTTGTATCTACGGATAAAATGCAATATGATTCTGATGTAAATTATTATTACTTCTTGTTGGGTGTTATTTACCCGGTGCAGGAGGATAGGAGGGATATTTCTCTGGTCAATGGAATGGCCTACATCACAGGAGGTGCCATTTATGGAGATGTACTGAAGTCTATAAATTATGTGGAGGATGAATCGAATGAGGGGAGCAAATATGACCTGAATAATGGTAGTATCAGGATCGGGAATAAACTGAAGGGGTTAATCTTTGATGTGGTGAATAAGGTTTTCCAGTTGTTCGGTGTAACCCTTGAATTCAGGAATGCTTCGGATGAAGTGGTTTCAAAGATTGATGGTGATACGGGTGAAGCCATGTTTGGAAAAGGAGCTCACGTATTTAATACTGACGGATCGCTTAACTTTGCTAATGGTAATTTCTTATATGATCTGACGTCCGGTTTGTCCATAACTGGTAAGTTTGAGAGTAATGTTGACGGAGTAAGGCTAATTCTCGATCCGGTAGCCAGAGCCTTACTAATGAAAGATGTTAACGATAAAGACATAGTTACACTGAGTATAGACTCCAGTTCGGCATTCGGTAGCCGATCAAGGTTATTGCTCCGGAATACGAATGAGGGGAATGAATCAAGCCTTTTTGTATATCCGGAGGGAATAACAGCATATAGCCCTTCTTCGCAAAAGAATGCCGGGATATACTCTCATACCGGTGCATGGTCTGAGCCTTATCTGTTTATTGGTAGTGAGGGTGATGATTCCCCGATTAAGGAGAATGTAAGTAATTCGCGGTTTGCTGCTTATCTGGGTAATGCTAATGAATTAATTCTGCTAGCTAATAACTTGCCGACTTCTCCTTTTGGCTTGGCAAAAGGACAGCTATGGAATGATAATGGCTTATTGAGGATTATACAATGAAAAAGCCCCTGCATAGGGGCTAATTATATTATTGTGGGTATTTAGTCGGGTCTGATTTTCCTATCTCCCCTATAATTATACCTTTCATATTTTCAGTTAGTTTGAATATGTTTTTTTTATTTTTATTAAGCGTAAAAACATAATCTAATCTTATAATGCTGTTATAATCCGTAAAAAAATAGACTTCATTTATGGAGTTATCACTAATCCTTATTTCAGGAGATTGCTTGCCCTTTGAAAGTTCACCAAGATTACCTAATTTGTAGTATTTGTCGTCTTTCTTGTATCCAGCTACACAGTTTGGTAGTGTAACATCGACAGTTTGTTCAAAAACGAAACTTGTATAATCCTGATCGTTATCATCATCCGATGAGCATGAAATGAATAGGGAAACTGTAAAAAGAATAAGTAATAATTTTTTCATCGCTTTAACTTTTTAGAATAATACAAATATATGAAAATAATTTACAATAATTATATCCCTTCTAAAGGGTATATCGCATTAAATTTTTTTGGGATCATATTTGCCCGGAAAGAATATGATCCTTTGTCGGGTAAAACAATCAACCATGAAGCTATACATACAGCCCAGATGAGGGAAATGTTTTATCTCTTTTTCTATTTATGGTATCTGCTAGAGTGGGGAATACGCCTTATCCAATACAGAAACAGGAAAAAGGCTTACAGGAATATATCGTTTGAACGTGAGGCCTATGATAATGACGATGATATGGAGTATCTGAAGAAGAGATCAGTGTGGGGATGGTGGAAGTATCTACATGAAAAAAGAGGCTTATTATTATAAGCCTCTTTCCTATCTGTTCTTATGTTTTTATTCTTAATGGATAATACCGTCAGGTAATATATAAGCTACCTGTCCAATCAATTCTTCTGCGGAATGTATTGAATAGTCTCTATCATTCCCGTTCTTATACGTTCTTGAAATAGTTATATTCTGCAAATCACCGAAATAATCTTTTGCTTTTGCCAATTTTTTAATCAGCTTATCAGCATTAACTCTATCTTTTAGTTCTGGAGCAATAGCTATCATATTGGATATAATATATTCCGGTGAGTCAGCAAGATTAGCATAACCTAAGAATTCTCTGGCTTTGAAACCTTCAATTATCTGGCGATTATCTTTAAGACACCTGTCGGTGTTTATTTTAAATATCAATACGTTCTTACTGCCAATATTGTATTTATCCACACCTTCCAGTTTTTTAACAAGTACATAGGAGTGAGACTTCAGATTTAGAGGTGTCATAGATGTGCCCTCAATAAAGAATAGCATATGCTCATCCATATTGATAACTTTGTTATTAGAAGCTAACCTGATAGCCTTTAATCCCTTGACCTGAGTGCGCGAAGCCAGATCAACATAAGAATCGTTCGCTGCATTCCCTGCCGCATCTCTTGATACAGCCTCCTTAAGACCTCCGGCAATAGCTACATTACATTCGACAAGTTTGTTCTTCGGCGAAGACCAAATATACCTGAAGTAAACAAAAGCTATAATCCAAAGTGCAATGCTTGAAATTAATAATGCCATAATCTTATGTTTTAATAATTACTTATTCGGAGTATAAGAGGGTATATTGTGGGTTTTTATCCTTAAGCTGTTAATATGGAAAGCACTTTTTATAAATGCTAGGGACAACCACATAAAAGCAAAAGAGGCAACCTTTACTATCACTGATGCATTCTGTATAAGTCCCAGAATAGATGCAAAGAAGATAAAAATACCAAGGAATATAAATTCCTGCATTTCCCTTCTTGCTGCCTCCTCATTTACTAGATAAAAATCTATAATAAAAATCAAAAGGATCAGTACTATTGGGACAAATAGATTCATCGTGAACATCTCTAAAGGTACGCCATTACCTGTAAGTTTCTCTAAAAAATCACCAACTTTATGATAACTTGAATTTTCAATACAATTTTTAATGGGTGTCAAGTGTGTCGCTAACACTGAAAAAATAGCCCAACCAGTAATAGACAGGATGCACTTAAACCTTACCTTAGTTCCTTCCTTCATTACGTGCTATACCCATTATGTTAAACAAAGCCTGTGAATTATTGTTCATTTCCAAATTTATTGCTATATCTTTATAACACATTATACATTAGAATCTTATCTCCGAGCAAATACGAGCATATATTTGTTTTGCTAAATTAGACTAAAAAAACTGACAGCCAAAATTAATGTTAAATTTAACAATGGATAATTTGTTAAAATATTAATGATTAATCGATTGTATATCATGTTGTTGCATTGGTTGTCAAAATGATACTTTTTATTATGTTAAATAAGGTTAATTTTATTGTTAAATTTCATAATGTACTGAAAATCAAATGCGAATGTATGTAAAATATTTAATGTATATACTATTCGCGCTTTTCGACTTTTATAGTCTTTATAAACACTGTATTTTTTTATCATCAAAACCATATGTAGCTTTCGATAAAAGGAGATGTCACGCAAAATATCCTTAACTAACTCATTCAAATATTTTTAATTTATTTTGATTCAGTCTTTAAAGTCACTATATTTGTTCCTATTAAAATATATAATATGGGAAAAGATAATAAGGTTTTAAGAACAGGAAACTATGAGTTCAGATCCTATGACGAGAAAGTTGTAATGGATGTGAGACGACCTAAATACACAAAAAAAGATGGTGAAGTCGTTCATGATGGTTTCTCTCCGGTGCCTATTTTCACTGTAGGTTATAGTTCTGAACAATTCGGCTATGGTTTGCTGAAGCATCTCATGGAGCAGAATGATACGGTATCCCTTGAAAACTTCGGGGCTATATCGTTCTCTATGAATAGCTTATTTGCCTCCAACGCTGAATTCAGGGAAGATGTGCAAAAAGCAATCAATAAACATTTAAATCCAAATGGCGAAGAAACAAACGGTTAAGAAATCCATAACTACCGCTACCCGTACAAAAGATGATCTTCTGTATGGGGCCTGTATGCTTGCAATCCTGTATGGTAATAAGCAGAGAGCATGGAGGGAAACAGCAGGATATGTATCTGAGGCTGAAAGCTCTTATGCTGCACAGTCTTTCTTCTCTACGGATAATGCCCAGCGTAAATTGGCTCAGGTACAGATAGAGTTTGATGAAATACTGGAAAAGCACCTGGCAGAATATGCTAAGAAGAAAGGTCTGTTCTTCCCTTCTGAAGAAGCTCTCGGGAGTGCTAATGCCAAGATGGAGGTGATAAGGAAAAATATGGAAGAAGGCCTTCGTACAAAAGATGATATCCTGTTGGAACTGAATGCGCTAATTGAAACATCCTCTGATCCTGCCCTTAAGCGCGACTATTATAAGATGTATATTGATGTCACCAATATGAAGAAATCGGATGATACTAGTGCAACCCAACAATGTGTGGTCGTTCTTCCGGAGAAGAATAATGTGACATTGTTAGGTTATGAATTACACATAGCTCCTGATAAGAAACAACGATTCATGGATGAGATCAGAAAAGCCGGAATAAATGATTAATCCTCTTCGTCTTTTTTCATTTGTATAAAAAATCCATCAGCAGTGGGTATATTTACATGTTGAGGTAAGTAACTAGCTCTGTAACCTCCCAATTCGCTTATCTTATTATTCCAGTTTAATATGGCTTGATAGGCATCATCCATATTTCTGATACTATCATCCTTAAGTTTATATAGTGGTATCTCTCGATTTAAATATCTAACAACTTTTAATATATGACTGTATTCCATTTTAATATTGCTATACATGGTCATATATTCTCTAATTAGTTCGTCTTCGTTTTCCATGTTATTTCTCCTTATAGTTTAAAACATCATAATATAGCCTGTCAAAAGCTTTAGACAGTAGGTCGTTGAAATTAATAAATTCACTAATCTTCATACGATACTCTCCTCTTGGCGCATCACACGAGAACCGATGGCATATCCTCAGTGAAAATGTCTGATCCGGAGTAAGTTCACGGTCAACGAGTATGTAGAAGAAGTGGCTGTCGTTCTCTTTTCTCATAAGAAGACTATAGACCGGATCTGATAATACTTTATCCCTGAATTCAGGTTTAGTGATCTTCATTTCGTCTATTTCGCTGAAACCCATAGTTTCAGCATATGCTTTTATCGTTTCAGTGAAGTTGATCATATTTTACCTCCAATTCTTAACTCGTTCGCCTGTACCATACCCTTATAATTTAGTAAACTATTTATTTTCTTCGCTGTTTCTCTGGCTTCCCAAGTAGCGATAATCATGTCCGCAGCAGTGTCTTCTGTAAGATCGGTTTTTATACTCATATGATAGAATATTTATTCCGGTTTAAAAATACTCATTAATTCTGAAAGCACATACAAATCCTGCTTTTTACCTATAAACCTTGCTTCGTCCGAAGCATTCATATCTGATAGAGTTACATACATCCGGGCATAAGCCATACTAACTTCAGCCAGACATTGATAAAACTGATCTGTGTTGTCGAACTGACTAGATACCCAATTATTAAATGCACTGATTTGTTCTTGTGATAATGTTTTGCTCATATTATTATAAATTTAAAATATGGTTATTTTTACTATTCCTCTGAAGCTCCTCTATTAAGAACTCGATACACGGACCCGCTCAACCATCGTTCACCTTTTGGGGTCTTATACCCTAAATCATTCAGGTGGGTAGCAATAGCTTCAAGTGTTGCTCCGATTTCACGTAACCTTTTAATCTCGGGATATGCTTTTCTATTAGCCGGATCGTTCATCGATTTCAACTTATTGGCCAAAGCCCCTTTTTTCTTCATTTCCAGTGTTAAATGTTGAGGGTTACCCAACTTATGCCCTGTAGCCTTTAGATGGTTAAGGACAGCTTTAATGTGCATATTCTTGTACTCTAGTACCCGCTCTGTATATGCAAATACGAAGCGGATGCTTTGTTCATCCAAGTAGGGCATATCGCAACAGTATAGTCTATCAGGACCTAATTTCTTTAAGAGTTTTAAAGCATCCTTTGTTGTTTCTCCCAGATGCTGTGATTTACTTACAATAAGAATCCCCTCCACTTTTAAAACCCAATTAACGGCAGCATTGAGTTTGTCAGGTCCTTTATAAGTTTTTACCAATTTGCCATCGGTCAGGTATTTCCTTATATATAAAAGATCCGCATTTTGGATGATCGTTTTAGTAGAGGGGGTGAATGCAATATATTGTTTCATTATGCTCTGTTTAATATTCTGTGTATGGATCCGGAAAGCCAAGGTTTCCCCTGCGGTGTTCTGAAATCATTTTTATTAAGCTCGTCAGCTATTTCCTGTAAAGTGAGGCCATTTGACCGTAATACGGAGGCAAAAGCTACAGCTTTTCTATTTGCCGGATCATTCAAGGCTTTTAACCGGTTCGCCTGAGCTCCTTTTAGCTGTGCGTCGTGTGTCAGGAATTCAGCCCAACGGGCATTTCCCAATTTATCGCCTCTTGCTTTTTTAGCTGCCAGAGCTCCTTTTATTCGTTCGCTGATGCGTTCCCTTTCATACTGGGCAACCGTTCCGGTGACACCCAGTGTAAGAGTATTCATCTCAGGGACATCGGTACACTGGAAATCGATCTTTGAGTTTTTAATGTTGAAGATAAACTCTACATCACGGCTTAAGCGGTCCAGTTTTGCCGTTAGCAGGGTTGCTCCGTTATCCTTGGCTGTCTGTATCGCTTTGGATAACTGGATGCGGTTATTATTCTTACCACTTTCTATTTCCGTGTATTCGTCTATAACCACACCATTATTTGAGGATGCGAAGCCATAGACCATTTCTCGCTGAGCTTCTAATCCCAGACCACTTCTGCCCTGTCTCGCTGTGGAAACACGATAATATGCTACATACTTCTTCATAATGTTTTATATTTATTTTTTCTTATATTTATCCCCACTTTCCAGTCGTAATATATTCATGGTAAGCTTTGACATAATCTAGGCCTCCTCTGCTATATTCCCGTAAGTGGAAAAATTGTTTTTGCCCACAACATTTACATTCCCATACTACCATTGTACCCCAATTTGAGTCTGCAAATCCGATTATATCTTCTATTACGCAGTAGGGGCTTTGTCTGTGACTTTTTCTGTTAGGACAGCCATTCCACTCATTAAGGCAATCAAAAACACCTTTGTTCATTTTACCTGTCAACGGGATTTTATATTTAACAGGAATATTGTTTTTATTTACTTCTTTTTCCATTATTTTTCTTAATCTTTAAATACCTCTGGTATATTTTTATAATCTTCTCGGGTCGCATCTCTATCATCTATCCAACCGAAACCGACCCATGACTTAACGCGCTTTTTGAATATGACACGGAAACCACAATCAACTATTTCTTTTGGTGGATTGGTGACCATCTTAATCCTATCTACATCCGAAAGTGAAAAACTTTTCATACTTCTTCAATTTTAGCATAAGCCATTAATATTTCTATTGCCTTATCAATTCCAGCTTCATCAAAATCATCCCAGCGTTCAAGGAAAATATACACAAAACCATCTTCAATATAAATTTCCGAATCATCAGGATCAGGATCACATTTATACACTTCGAAACAATATCCTTTTATATCACTTTCCTTAACGTAAACACGCCTCATTGCATCATCTCTGTCTTCATCTTCTATTATGTGAATATTACCTATCAATTCCCCATGAGTACCTAATACTTTACCTATCAGTTCCCATAAGTTTTTTTGTTTGCTTTTCATCTCCCTGCCTTTTAATACCATAACTGTTATTTTTTAAGGGTTATGTTTATTCAGTGAATTGAAAAACTTGTAGCTGCATTTTACGGTTGCATCCTCATTACAGCCTCCGTTAAATCTGCACATATCACATGTCCATGCACCGGCAACAATCCGATTTTCAATATAAGGGCATGGGGTAACACTCGCCATTACCGAGAAGTCACCTTTTGGGTTATTATCCTTTACTTCATAGGGAACTGATTCGAATATTTCTACTATTTTTCTCATGGCTCACTTAGGATTAAAAGGTTTGAAAATTTCATGAATAAAGGAACTTATCATTCCTACTACAATTATTATCAGTATCAGCATTTCTGTTGTCTTTTAAGAACAGAAAAGAGGATTCAATACGATGCGTCATGCTTATATCTTATCGAATGCGTCTTGCTTTCTTGATCCTCTTTTCTTGTTCAGTTGTTAATTAAAATTTAGGAACTTAATAATTTTAAATTCTTCGATCCCTTCGTTTACTAATGGAAGAAAGCCATTGATAGAAGTACAATAATAGAATATACTATCATCTTCGTGCTCAATTATGTCTGATGAAAGTTTAATTGTTACTTCGGTTGGCTCTTGATCGTCTGGATACTGAATAATGCACACTGCATATAAGGGATCTTCTTTAGTCTTATTATAGAAATCGTTATAAGCAATATAGATTTGATTGCCCATTGCATATTCTATAGCTTTATCCATTCTTGATTCGAACTCTCTTTTTATTCTCTCAGGAAACCACCCTCTTAGCCAACTCTGGCGACAAATTAATTCTGTACGATCAATATCTCCGTCTATAAAAGCTGCCATGTCATTGAGGGTTTTAATGCTTGAATTGCTATAATATTTCGGAAAATATTTTTCTAAGTATTCAAAATTCTTCATAGTCAGTTGTTATTTTAAATCTATATCTAACATTCTGATGCTTTTGATCACATCTTTTACAATAAACTGGCCTGTATTGGCTTCTATAGCTTTTTCGATTGTAAGTTCTACAGCATGTTTCATTGATGGACATTCAGGTCTAAACAATTCCACATTTTGAAAATATTCTGCATCTTCGTGCATCGTTTTACCTATTAAGGTTATAATGTATATCTTCTTTGTCATAATTATTCAAAATCTATGCTTTGTGCGGTTCTGAAATCCCCATCGTAATACACTTGGAATTTTTCATTTTCTGTGCCCTCGTCTATTAAATCTTTCAGGCTGCCGGTAATAACACGGCGGCCTCGTTTGGAACAGTTATATCGCGGTTGTATTGTTAATACCGATTCCAGAGAGGCTTCAGGATCAGAGCAGTTTAATGCGGCTTCATACTCGGCTATGACTTTATGAACGGTCTTACGGCTGATATCCAACTCCCTGGCTATAGCCCGTTTACTGTACCCCACGGTACGGTACATGTGTATAATTGCTTGTTTTTCCACCATTGTTATCATTTTAACCTCTGTGTTAGTGTATAATACACAAAGGAATTTATAATGTTAATATTTGTTAGTAAAATGCAGGGCTTTATTAGAAGTTCTCTCACATTTTACTTAACTGGTGGTATACTTTTCAATTATTTTAGTGGACTACTTTTCAATTATATTATACACTTTTTCATATCAATAATCTTTGATTAGTTGGCTTAACTATGTTCAAATTTAATTTGTTCTAAAACCATTATACTAGGGTGTTCTTTTCCGCAAAAACTTGATCTAATGCATATCTTTTCATGTATATTTAGATTATTATACCCTTTCTCTAAAATTGTCGAAAATCCTTTCCAATATTGAAGGCTAAACGCTGTATTTCTTCCTGTTTGATCTTTCCTATAATATATTGCTTTCATAATTTAACTTGCTAATTTTATAAATTATCATATATACTTAAATCCTCACAAAAACACCTGTCACCAACCCATATAGCATTGATCCGTTCAGAATCAAATACAATGGATATATCAAACAATCGACTGCCTATTACATAATGATTAAACTCAGGCTGAAATGTTAACTTAGTGTTTATAAAAACTAAGGTTAGTAATATTATTATGCGTTTCATAAGCATTTCCATTTATCCAGAATAATATCAAAGTAAAACAATAACTCTTGGTTCGTTACTGTTTTTTTCCATCCGTTAAGATTCCATTTATACGAGACTGTAACGAATTCACTTGTTTTGGTCACCTCTTTATGTGAATTAATGATTATATCATAATATCCACGATCGGTAAGAACCTGATTTATAATATCAATAGTTAATGCCATTGTTTTATTATATTTAAATTAACTGAAACTCATATTCATATAAGGCAAAAGGGATTTCCTCACCTTTAATAGTTTTAAAGTCGCACAACATCTCAGGGTACATTGTTGAGTCATAACCGGTACCTTGATTACTAGCATATGTGATTAACAGTATTTCATCTTTGAAATCTGAATAATTCTCATTATCAGAAATTATTATTGCCCGCCTGCCTATTAGCTTTTTCATAGCATCAATTAAAATAAAAGTGATTAGTTAAATATTCGTGCGCTTCGGTGTCCATTTCAGACCATTTTAATAATTGCGCTTTCGATACACGTTTGAATGTTAGTTTCTGAGAATCGAATTCTTTTATAAACTCTATTCCTTTTTCATTTCCATGTTCTTTTAATACGGTGGCAAGTTGATCAACTGTGCAAATGAACATTGATTCGTTATAACTGGCATACAAAAATTTGACCGCTAGCACAATACGGCATGAGTTAATAATGCCTGTCATATATTCGTTATTTGTTTTCATAATAGCAATAATTAAAATATCTCAATATGTGATCCGAATCTGTGAAACTCTACAAAACGATAACTTATATTAAGCCGGAACATAATTAATACACTTTGTTTGTTCATATATTTAAACTCCTTATCAGCATAATATAAGCGGATGAATTCTTTTTTAGCATCATTATGGATATACTCAAAATAAGCGTCAAAATCTTTGCCCATCAGGTTATGTATATTTTTTACGAGCCTCTTTATATCTCTATTTAGTTCTTTGGTTGTCATTGTAGTAAAGATTAAAGGTTTTTAATTCTAAGTTCGAACCGAGTTTCTAAGTTTTTAATGTCATATTCTGACCAGTTCAAACCACATTCTTTTGCTATAGATATTATCTCTTGTAATCTATTCCCTTCCTCATTTTTCTCAAAACGGTGGTTACCAGAAAATTCAATTTCTCTGAGCTCAATATCTGAGACTGAATATATAAGCTTATCATGTACTTTATCATAAGAAGCTTGTTTCTTTGAGGAGTTAACAGTAACACAATACTTTGTTTTATACTGTATCTGAGTTTCAAATTCGTGCTTTGTCTCTCCTAAGTTTTTTAGGTTCAAAAGTGATTCATGTATATAGATATCTATTCTATTAGGTGCATAATCGCAATCTTTAGCCTTCATATAAAAAGCATCTTTATTTGTAAATTTTAGCTTTATAGCTCTGCGGATCTCGAAAGGAAGCCTTAATTCTGGATAGTCATTATTCGATCCAAACCAATTAATAGATACTATTTCGCCGGACTCGTTATAAAAACGGATACGATCTATTTCTTTGCCTTCAAAAGAATATGGATTATACCAAGATGCAGTTTGTTTGATTATAGAATTAATTTCTTTTGTCATATCTTTACACCTGTATAGGGCAGGAATTTAGTTTCCCCTATATGAATTGGTTTATATTTGAATTGATTCGGTTAATAACCGGTGCGCGTCTTTGGTCGGAAGTTGCACCGGTTTATTGTTTCAGTTCTTGAAAATCTACTATAGCAACGCGATACCCGTTTTTGGTCATCATCGGCAAATACTCGTCTAAAGCTTGATAGGGAAAACCACACAGATATATTTTTTCATCATCAACAAACCGGAAAGTTTTTAATAGTCCAGTCACTTCGCTAACTATTTCAGCATCCTCTCTCATTGTTTCATAAAAATCACCACATCTGAACAGCACTATAGAAACTTTGTGTTTTTCTTTTATTTCGTTGTGCTCACGTTCTAAAATTGATTTATACATAATCTTTAAAATTTTAATTGTTAATAGGTCCTTAAGGTTAACCAAATAACCATAAGGAAAACACAGATATAAAAGTCTTTGCTTTGCTGGTTTAATCGTTCGTATCGTTCATCACAATACGAAACAAAACAGGCTTACAAACCAGAGGTTTATTATCTGGAAAATATTAATCTTTAATGTTATGATGTTTTCACCCTTTACAACTCCATACTTTTGTATCCGTTCAAGCAGGGTGCACAAAGCGCGGTTAAATTATAAGCGGTTTATTATTGTGATTATCAGTATAACCAGAAAATAAACCAATACCAGATAAACAACAAACTGCGTTGCTTTTATCAAAAACTTAATTAACTTTGTCATCATAACATTAAAGAATTATTTAAGCGGGTGTTTTTAGTTGTCAGACTGCACCCGCTTATTATTTGTTAATTACTCATGTTAATTATATTATGTGTATTACTCCGTTAACAGTATGATAAATCACTCCGTTACGTTTTGACAATCTTATTGAGATTCACACATAATAAAAACTCAAATAAAATGCCCTTGCTTAAGACTCTTTGCCCCTTGTTAGTCAATAGCTATACAAGCCGTTGTTATTTCTCATACAACGATACAAGCCAGATGCGGTGCTCTGTTGCTCTGTTTATATTCCGCTAATTACATCAAAGGTCGCTAACCTGCATAAGGGTAAACGGTTCGTTCCGTTTTTTCGGTTCTTATTATAGGGAGACCGCTAAACCTGGTATCTTTATAGGTTAAAGGGGTGATAAATCGGTTTTAACGTGCTTGGCAGGTCGCACACCTGGGCAATTTTTAAATGTTATATGTACTGCCAAAACAGAAGAGGTTTTTATCATTACTACCGTTGTAGTGTTTCCCTTAACTCTTATACAAATATAACAACTAAAGTTGAAGTATACAAGCGAATATTCAATTATATTTGTAGTTTAACTTTTATTAATACAACTTTAGTTGATGTTTTGGTTTTAAAAGTTTTCTTTTGTGTAAAAAAATATGGAAAGAAATATCAAAGACATAATAAAAGATATCTGCAAACGAAAAGGTACTACTTTAAGGGCTCTATCTGAGGCTATTGGAACATCTGAAAATAGTCTAAATACCACACTTTCAAAAAATAATCCTACTTTGGACACACTGCGCAAAATATCAAAGGCTCTGGATGTGACCATTTCTGAAATAGTGGATGAACCACAAGCAAACCGGTTTAACAACCTTTGCCCGCATTGTGGTAAGGAAATACATCTATCAATATCATAGTTGTGAAAAATATAATAATTACAATACTTTTGGTATTTCCTATATTATTACAAGCTCAAAATAATATAGACATTGAGGTATTTACAGAACTACAAAAAGATGCTCGAGAAACTAATACTGTATGGTTAAAAGATAAAATATTCACAGCTCCCGAAAAGTGGAAAGATTTTGATCAGTTACAAACTGAATTCTCATCCCTATTTGACGATCTAACAGGAGTTAAAAAAGATGCGCCTCTTTTCATATATAGAGAGAATATTATCAAAAGTTTAAAAGAATCATCGAATTTAGATTGTGTTTCTGCGGGCTATAAAATGGAATTAGAACCGCTAAATTTTTACAAATGGAAATCTTTAAAGTTAAATTTATTTCATCTTAGTCACGTTCTAAGTTGTAACCGGTATAATAGTTCTAAACTCAACGCTAAAGAAATGGCTTCCGAAGAATTATTAAATGCCGCTATTCCAATTCTTAAGATTCTAGCGAATAATTTTTCTACGACTAATATTACTTATGTGGGTGTATCTGTAGCATATGGCTATAAAAGTGCGTTTGACGAAACCTATGATACAGAATCTGCATCTATAACAATAATAGCACCTATCTCAAAAATTAATCTATTTGCAAAAGGGCAAATAACGGATAATGATTTATTGAAATATTCCGATGTTTATATTTTAAACAGAGGTAAAAATAATATAGGATTACAAAAGATAACATTATCTCTCTAATGCTTACAACTATGGCAAAGAAAAATAGCTTTACAGAAAATTTGTTAAAAGGTATCTTTAAGTCTTTTGAAAAAGAACTGCTTAAACCCATGAAAAAAGATAAACTTTCTAAGCCTCCTAAAAGGCGTAAATCTTTTTAATGCCTATAGATCAAAATAAGCACTAAAAATACTATCAAAATAGCATTTGGAAGATTCACGCTTTTTACCCTCATAACTTATTGATATTCAGTGTGTTAGTATGCTATTTTTACCTGTATCTTTGACCCTAGTTTAAGAGTTGAAATATTAGTAAAAATAGGCTTGTAAGATATTGATTTACAATTATTTATAAATATTAGTGGCTATATGATACCCCACCCCCGCTTTATAGGTGTCAAAATGCCACATCCGATCACGATTTTATTTTTGTATTTTTTTTCCAGATTCTGCTCATAAACCACTATCTTGTTGATATACAATGATTTATGTTTATTTTATGGCTTTTTCCCCTATCTGGCTAATATCATTAAATATAGGAAAAACGCATTTTAAAGCCGAATACGACACTTTCTTAACCCCATATGAACATACGGTCATCTAAAGGGGTGATCTTTTAAATCTAGTCTCTAAAACAACTGATTTGGCTATATTCTGATCCTTCCTTAATCAGCTTTTACTATAGGGCTAAAAAGTTATCAACTTTTGATCCTTTCTATTATAAGAAGAATAGCGAATTTTGTAAGTAGCTGATTTACAAATATGTTTAAAAATAAAAGAGGTATGAAATGAACACCAAAAGAGGTATGAATCGTACCTCTTTTTCCTTTAAATTATTATCTTTGTTCCTGATATGACTAAATCCACTGACAGGAAAAATCCTTTCCTCAATGGTTTGTACTCCGTTAAGACGAAGAACAGACAATCCGTTATCGCTAATGGCGGTACGGTTGATGTTGTGGATACTAAAACCGGAGAGGTCCAGACTGGGTTTAATACTGTTAATCGTTTGAAGCAGTTCGATGCTGAGCATTTTATAAAATTATATCCTGCGGGGATAATGGTATTCGGAAAGTTGAGCACAAGGGGACAAAAGGTTTTATCCTATTTCCTTTCGGAATTGAGCTATGATGATACAGTATTCTTTGTACTGGATAAATGCAAAGAATATACCGGATATACGGATAAGAGCCATATTTATAAGGCCATATCCGAGCTTAAGGAAATGGAGGTTATTGCAGAGTCAGATATGCCCAAGCACTTTTTTATTAACCCTCTGATGTTTTATCGCGGGGATCGGTTGAGATTGATTCGGGAGTGATTTTATGCTTCCAATGAGTTGGCTCTACATTGTATGCCCAGAAACCATCATCTAATAAAAAACTATGTGTATATGTTCCATCTTTCAATATTACATTTACACTTTTATGCTTTTCCGGAAGTTCCTGATCTATCGGGATCCACCTTTCTTCTTCCTGCCATTTTGTTGATCTGTAACGTCTTATTATTTTAGTAGCCCATTTACGTTCCAATCTTCTTTTAAGGTTATTATCTCTGACTCTTCTTATGTCTTTCAAAACTATCCATACACTCCTTTCATTCAGGTGTATCTGGTAGAATTGAGTAAAGTGGTATAGGTACCATATCTTTAAATGGATTGTATTTCCAATTAACCAGAATGGGTAAAATGGTATGCAGATTAAGCATATTAGAAGAATCAATAAAGAGGATAGTAACATTTTCATTGCATCTATTAAATCGAAGAAGCTGTTTTTAATAGTAGTGAATAAGTCTTTCATACTTCCCTTTCTTTAAAATGTTCTTCTAATTCTTTTGGACTGGCTTTGTGGGATAAATCTTGAATAAATCTTTCTTCTCCCATAATATCAGCATGCATCATGGCTTTATCCATACAGAATAATTCACCTTTTTCTATTTCTCCGAAAAAAGGTTCTCCATCAGGAAAAGCTAGATGATACATAATATTTGCATCAGCAACAAACCACTGGTCTTTATCGCTATCCTCTCTTATAGCAGCAATAGCAAGGAAAAGAGATTCGTTGGTCCCGCAGTCGATATCAGTTTCACATAGATCGGCATACATACAGCTCGGCTCAGAACTTCCATAAATACCCTTTGAATCAGAAATAAGGACATCATCTTTTTCTCTGTATAATTCTGATTTCTCATACGCTAATTCCTCTAACTTCTTACGAAGCTCCGGTGTGTTGCGCCGTATAAAGGCTGAATGTTGAAATTTCATAGATTATTTTATTTAATATATCCTGTATCCTTCATGTCTCGAAAGATATCTTCAAGTGAATCAAAATGTATATACCATTCTATATGATCTATTGGATTATAAGATTGATTCATAAGACTGTTAATATGCTCTTGCTTTCTAGGAGTACAATGATGTATTCCTTTTGAGCCATCTTTTATATCATATATATCTAATATCATTGCATATTCGATAAGAGAACTATATTTCGATTTAAACTTTATAAAATCACTTTTTTCTATCTTTTTCATCCCTGTTCCTCCTTTTCTTTTTCGGTTAGTAATTTCTGCTTTTTCTTTGATGGAAATATATCTCTTGTACCACTCTTATATTTAATTTTCATTTCTGGCTTTCTGCTTGGTCTTTTACAGTATTCAACCCTGCACCAAAAAGGTATCTCTTCATAAAATCCGTCCGGAATTGGTATTAATTTAAATAATTGTTGTTCGAAGTCAACAGCTAATAACATACATGCTACGCAATAGCTATCAAATCCATTAGGATAACATTCAATCTCCTCATATCCGATAAACCTTTTTCTTTTTAAACTCATTAAGATCCATAGTTTACTCCTTTCCTAGTGCTTTGTTAATTACTCGCTCAGCGTTTTTTATTTCATTTGATAATGATGAATATATGTTACAATCCATTAGACCTATTAAATCAATCAATGCTTGTAGAAGTTCCGGAGCCGTTGCGATTAGCTGAGCATTGGCTTTAACTTCTTCATACTTTCTACTTCCATTAAAAACCATAGCAACGAAGTGAGGGTGATCAGCGCCAATCTTTATACCAAAATCATCTGTATATTCAGATGTATACCACTTTCCTCTTGTACCTTTAAAATCTTCCATCTTTATTTTATTTTTCGTTATTAAAATCATCAGATGTTGGATATCTTCCTGTAGATTCGGAACTCATGAAGTGAAGACCTTGTATTCTTTCTTTTTCTTCCTCAAACAATAATCTATCAATTTCCGCTGCAATCAAAGCGCCTGCTATTATTAATCTATCCTTATAGGATTTATTCTTCATTTTTCGCCAAATATCTTCATCCCATGATGAATTCGGTTTTTTTCTAAAATGAGGGAATGTCTCTAATAATAATTGAGCTGCAACCCTAAGTTCACCACTGTTGTTGTATTCTGAATCAAATTCAATTGTTCTGTTATGCTTATGAATTTGATCATTTCTTTCTTCCTTAATTAATTCTATTCCTGTTTTCATATCTTTATTTTTATTTATTTTGCTCCAAATGTTTTATAAAAAGTCCTATTTCAGAATGTAATAACTTCATTTTATCAATGAATTCATCTATAGTATCATTATCTGATTTATGCAGTCTAGCTGATACGCTGCAATCGGATATAGATAAGAATATGTTTCTTATTTTTTCATCGCGATATATCGTATTGCCATCGAAAGCGACTACATTTCCGGTACTAGGTGAATTATCCTTATTTAACCACACTCTTCTGTTATACATAGATTTCATATCTTTATTTTATTAAATGTTCTAATACTGCATCAAGTTATCGTTTAGCCTCTTTACGTTTCTTCCTTGACATTTTCTTATTACCTGAATAAGTTTGTACAGGTTTCGAGATATAAGAGGATTTAAGACCTTTGTTTTGCCTTTCTTCTATTATATCCTCTGTTGTTCTGGCTAACTGGGTTTGACTATCTTTATACGCTGTCATTGCTATAGTATGTGCAAGCATAATTCCTAATATCTTTCTGTTCATTTCTTTACTGTATTAATAATTACCCACATAGTCCGTAAAAACTCATACAACTTGTAGCTGTATTATCATATAGTTCTCCGGCATCATATTTAATTCTAGTTTTTTCATACTATTTTATAATTATGCAGTAATTCACTGCGTCTTTTTCTAAATTCGATGTTACTCCGAATGTCTTTTTTTATTTTAGATATGATCCTCTGGGCAGCATATTCTTTGATACCTATGTATTCAGAGAGGGTTTTATAGTTTATTGTAGGTCTAAGACTGATATACATCTTGAAAAGTTCAGAATCACGAATACTGTAATTGTTATACACATAGTCAAATATATCTTTCTCCAATTTTTGCTGCTTGGATTGTAATTCGACAAAATATTCAGTGTCGGTATCTGTTTTATCATAGTGGGGTAGGAGTTCACAATATCGGTTTTGTTTGATGCTGTTTGCCATAAGGTTAGTAAAGTAAGAGCGCACAAAATAGTACCTGTAATTCTCCACATTGGTCCCCTTGTAAAGGATATTTTCATATACCTTCAGATAGGTATCGTTGAAGGTATCACAGTCATAGTAATTGCAGACAGATAAATATTCATTCAATGAATCCATGTTGTTAAGAAACCACGTATTGAAATTCTCAGCCTTATCGTTATGCTTTTGATCGATGCCAGATTTATCCCTTTTGAGATATATCTTGCCCTTATTGCTTCTGTTAGTATTGAATAGTAGCATATTACTTTATTTAATATCCAAATATTTGTCGGTGTACATGGCTGACATTACCCTGAACTGATTCTTCCCCTCTATCTGCTCTTATATTCTTTCCTAGTCGGGTAACTAAGTATCCGTTTTTTAGCAGGTGTCCTATTTTCCACTCGGTTCTCATTATTTCATTGTTTTTGGAGGTTTTGAACTTTAAATAAATCCCTATAATATCCAGTAGGGCATAAATAAAAATGGCTACACACAGGAGAGTAGCCATTGATTCTGATAAATTTATTGCTATCATTAACTCGCTAATTTTTGTTCTGATAAATACTTTTTCGCTCTTGCATTTAAAGCCCTCATTAGGCATTCTTGGGTTTCATCCTTAGAATGTAAGGATTTCAGGACATCTTCATCATACGTTCCAGGTATGATAAGGTGATGGATGATAACGGTATTCTTTTGTCCCTGACGATGAAGTCTTTTGTTAGCTTGCTGATATTCTTCAAGGGACCAAGGTATCCCATACCATGCCACTATACTTCCTCCATCTTGTAGATTTAACCCGTGTCCTGCGCTTTTGGAATGCGCAAGGAGAACTGATATCTTTCCTTCGTTCCAATCGTCTTCATCTTTGGCTGTTTTGAGAATTACAGGCTTATACTGTTTGAGCCGTTTCATAATCCTATCCAAATCGCTCTGGAATTGGTAGAAGATAAGGACTGATTGCCCGTTAGCTGTGTCTATTATTTCCTCTAGCCTGTCCAGTTTGGCATCATGAACTACATGGTAATTTTTACTAGAGTATTTGTTACAACCTTCAGGGCCATTTTCTGAGTAGAGTGCGCCATTAGCATATTGTAAAAGCTTATTGGATAGAGCCGCTTTATTATCTGCTGTGATAACATCCCCATCTACGAAAGATAAAACCTGTTCCTTTTCAAATTCTAAATAAGACTTCATCGTTTTATCATCAAAGGCAACCTCCTCCATACGTGGTATCACAGGGGGTAATTCAAGGTAATCTTCTGTCTTCATGGAGATGCAGATATCACTTATCTTCTCATGGATGACCTCTTCACTACCTTTATTAAGCTTATAATTAAACACTACGTGGCCATTAGAACGTCCGGGAGTGAAATAGGTGGATCTGTATTGAGTAATATTCTTACCAAGTCTTTCCCCTTGATCCAGAAGATACACCTGACTCCACAGATCAATAAGTCCATTAGGGGCCGGAGTACCTGTTAATCCTACCACCCGGTCTATTTTAGGCCTTATCATCCTCAAAGCTTTGAAACGTTGAGATTTAGGGCTTTTGAAGCTTGATAATTCGTCTATAACCAGCATATCAAAAGGAAAATAGGATCCCCCATAATAATTGACCAACCAAACGACATTTTCCCGATTTATGATATATATGTCGGCATCCTGCTTCAAAGCTTCTTTCCGTTTTTTCTCAGGACCTAATACTTTGGACATGGTCAAATGTTTCAGATGCTCCCATTTGGTTATTTCTTTAGACCAGGTATTCTGTGCAACCTTAAGAGGGGCTATAATCAGCACTTTTCTCACAGAAAGAAATTCAAACATCAATTCATCAATGGCTGTAAGCGTAGAAACTGTCTTCCCCAAACCCATTTCGAGAAAGAGCCCTGAGAATGGATTGTCTATGATGTGTTGCGCCGAATGGTTCTGGTATCCATGTAAGTCAGTTTTTGTTAACATTCTTTGTCTGTTTTAAAAAAGTTTCAAGATCTCTTATAGTCTGGTCTAACGATTCCTGACTGTCAATAATGCCAACATTGAACCCCATGTCTTGTAGTAATTTTATTTTAACTTTCTGCATAGGCGAAGGTTCTTCTCCTGTCGTTTTAATCTCACGCCACCAAGAGAATCCTCCCGGTATTAGAATCTCCCTGTCCGGATAACCTGTGTCATAAAAAGAAGAAAACTTGATTGCTTTACAACCAAGTTTCTTACAGGCGGCAACGAGTTTTCGTTCCAGCAATTTTTCGGATACTTTAACCCTCATAGCCCAACTGAATTGCAATAGCTTCTATCCCTGAAGGATGATCGTTGTTTTGTGAAACTTGAAGGCCAGCTACAAGGATATCATTACGTTGTAACTGTATCGCAGCATCTAACAGTTGATGGTCTGAGAGGTTGGGGTAAGCTTCTTTCAATTCTTCAAAATACTCTTTTATATTTTTGAAATTAAAATAAGTCATGTTGTTTTATTTAAAATGTTGATAATCAGATGAGAGTCACCTGTTTCCACAAATGAGTCACTCCTTTTTGGTGTATAAGTCGCTGAAATATAATGTATTATGTATTTTTGTGGCAGTGGTGACAGGTGCGCACGCGTATAGTCTATCGCGTTTAGCATATATAGCATACATAAATTATATATGCTAATTAAATATTATATATTATTATTAGAAATAGTGTCACACTGTCATAACATATAGTATTTTGCTGATAATGAGTGTTTTATGTTATGACACATATCTGTCTCAGATGTGTCTAGGGTGTCACCCTCACCCAACCTCTGAATTGCTTTCCGTTTCTTCTGAATCGGGAATATTCCCAATCTTCTTTACGATTCATTATCTTCACGATCCGACTTTGACTTAAATAATCAATGGCTTTATGCCCACTAAAACAGAGCTTCCAAATTTCCAGAGTTGTTACATTATTCCTTACTGCTGTACATTCAGAGCCATTCGTAAAATCGTAGAGGCAATCTTCATCTTTGGATTCCCAATCTTCAGGAAGCAATTTGTTTAGAAAGTCATCGATCTGATCCTCCCATGAGTCCACTTCAGTATACCCCTTCTGCATTTGTTTTGCAACCTTTTCTAACTCTGGTGGAAGATATGGCTTTTCCCCTTTCGTGTAGAAGTGTTTAGCTTCTGCCCATACCTGATCCAATTCATAATCTGTAAACTTATCCCATCTTTTAGTGATTTTGTCTTTGTCAACTTTAACGGGCCAGAATCTACGGTCGCCACCTATTCCTTTGAGAAAATGTTCATCATTCCCGCTTCCAAAAAATACGCATTGTCGTGGCCAGTCTTGGGGGTATCGGTCATATGATGCTCTGTAAAAATCGACTGTTTTAGATAGAAAATTCTTAACTTTGTTGGGGTCCGAATTTTTAACTGCCGTAAGTTCTGCTATTTCTACCAGCCATTTTCCACGTATATTTTCATACGCTTCTTTACCATCAACACTAAAACTATCAACGTGCCATTTTTTATTTCGAGCTAGCCTTCCCAGAAATTTGCTTTTTCCGACACCTTCTTCTCCTATGAAAGCCATAGTATAATCCATATAGCTCCCTGGGTCGAACACTCTTTCGATAGCGGCTATAAGCATTTTTCGGGAACAGGCTCTTGAATAAGCCGTATCATCAACCCCTAAGGCTTCTATAAAAAGTGTATCAATTCTGGGTATTCTATCCCAAACTAAAGGGTTTAGATAATCGCACACGGGATGAAAACCGTCTCGGGACGTATTAGCCACGAGCACATCATGTATAAGGTCTTTCCCTTTAACTCCCCAAGGTTCGGATGATAGATATATTCTAAGTTCGGCTTCGTCTGCATCTGTCAGATAATCGTAATCACCTTTTATCTTGCGCCAAGGGAGGTCTTTTAACACAGCTATTCTTTTGGAAAATATGTCATTAGCAAATCGATTTCTTATATATGGGTCATTATCTAATATGAGTCTAACATTTTTGTAAGTAGCTATATAATTTCGTTTTCTATCTACTTCTAAATCTGCCATCCATTCATCACTATACTCTTCATCTATCTCTATATCTGCAAAATCTCTACTAGCTTCTTCCGATTTTTCTCGAGCTATGGTCATTTTTACATCATTATCCTGAGTGGCTAACTCTTCCATAGCTATGAAAGATGGATACTTAGAAATATTCGTTTTCCCGTGAACCCCATCGTCTTTTATTCCAAATTTATGTATGCGAACCAAATCGAAGGCATTACATAATTTACCGCTCGCAGGATCGGTTCCATGATGGGAAAAAGCAAAGAGATCATCGTAAACCACTAATCCCGCAGCCGTACTTCCATGCTTGTAGGTAAATCGGTTCTCTATATCGCAAGCTTCATATTCTTCAGCCAAGAATTTACTAATGGCTTCACTAATAGAATAAGTACGACAAAAAGCTCCCACAATACCTTTTTTTTCAGTTGGTACTTCTTGCTTTTTAATTTCTGAATGAACAGCTTTATCCACTCTTTCACTAATTGGCCAACTGCTGGCGTCTCTCCAATCGTAATAGGATTTCAGAATATCATCTGCTGACATCCATTCCCCATCTGAGTATTCAAAAATATAGTCTCCATCTTTAGGTGAACTAGGCCAATACATCAATCTGCAAACATCAAATGTAGTATCATCAAATGTGTTGATATCATATTCATTAGCGATATGCCGAGCAATAGGCTCATATTCTTCCCTCGATACCTCTCTATCAAGTGGCACTATCAACCTTAATCTGGGTTTATCTGATGAATGCTTATGTGTGGAGTACATGGCGCCTGCATATCCCATAAGTTTGAAATCAGACCATATATCCATAGTTCCAAAGTCTATATCCAGTGTGACAAGTTGCCTGTGAGATACATTTTCTATCTTGCGTCTACCTCCGGCAATGAAACCGCCAACAAAGCCCCCGATATCCTTTATATCGGATTGCATGGTTTTATTCATACCCATATATTGAGAAAAGGTTTCATGGGTTCTATGGGTTTCTTTTATTCGATTAAGGAAAGCAGACCAAGTAACTGTTTTATTTTTCCAGTTGACTTCTTTGCGGCTTCTTCCTATGGCAATATCTAATTCACCATCATACTTTACATTTATTTTATTTTCCATAGACCATGTAACTTTATTTTCTTTTTTAGTTTTCTAGGTAGTCTTCGTTTTCCGATACCCAAGCAATAATCTAATTGTGCTCTTTTCTTTTTTTGATAAAATCTGTGTGTAGGTGATGCATTCATCAATCCACGTAGATTCACTGCATACAGATTCATCCTCGCCAGTTGCCATATCAAGGCCTACATAGTGTATATTTGGGTCAAGCCGGTCAGGCCATTTAATTTCACACCCTGAACCGATGAGGATTAATTGTTGTTTCATGCTGACTTTAGCTTTAAGTTATCTATTCCATAGACAGTAGCCTTTCTTAAGGCTCTTGCCACTTTCACTTCAACTGAATTTCCTATATATTTTTTCTTCTCAGTTTTGGTCCCCTTAAGCCGATAGCTTTTCGGAAAACCCTGAATCTGTAATAATTCATCTATTTTAAGCATCCTTTTCTTAATATCCACAAGATTGTAAAGAGCCATGAATTCCTTTATCTTAATCATAGTTGGACTATCGGTTGGATATATCCCTATTCCATAATCGCCACCAACAGAGGTTATCAAATAAGGAGGTTTTTTATCCATTCGTGCAATTAAAGTGAAGCACGGTCTTTCTAATTCACGTCCTATATTATTATATTGTGGGTTCATCAGATAATGCCATTTTCTGTTTGCTGTTATAACCGGAGAGGGTTTATCGATACCTCGTCCCACATTTCCAAAATTGGTATCCATAAGCCAAGGATTACAACTCACCAGATTCTGTTTGGGATTAGCAGTAATAGTCCCAGATGGATTATCCAGAGAAGTTGGTTTTGATTTACCGTATTGATGATCTAAAAAATTAGTAGACACTAAGGCAAATCTATCCTTTGTCATAATAGTCGGGGCAGGATTTAATAAGCTTCTTGGTGCATCCTTGTAATTGTATGACATCAGATATTGCTTATCAATCGGACTTACCAATGCAAATCTATCTTTGGTTGATACTGTGGGACTGGGTTCATTTACAGATCGATTGAATCCATTCCCATAGTATGCTGATACAAATTGGTGGTGATCTACTGTTGTGATAGACCCTGCTGGGGCTGTTAGTGGAATGTTTTTACTTTCAGGATGCCCAGAGTATGCTTTTGATAAGAAACTCACTGACGCTAATCCTAGGCGTCCCTGTGCCGTCACAGTAGGGCAAGGAGCATCCAAATCAGGAGCCTTGTATTTACCGCTTTGACTCATAGAGTTATATTTTATCATAAAATTCTCTTTTCCACCTGCAACAAACTGAATTAATCCTGCATAAATGCGTTTTTCAGTGTTCTCGCATACAGGTTTTTCAAAGATGGAAGTACCTTCATCATATAAATCCAATACGTCCTTTACAGGGAGCCATTTTTCTTTGCCTCCTTTACCTTCTTTACTATGAGTCGGTTTTGGCCAACATATAGGAAGTCCGCACTTTGCGAATACTCCGAAATATCTGGCTCTTGTTGTTCTTGCCCCATAATCAGCAGCCATAAGAATTTTATGCTCATAATCATAGCCGTAATCTCTTATATGATCTTTCCACACTTCGAAATATTCACCCTTGTGTTGAGGATCCGGAACCCATGTAGGGTAATATACCTTTTTCTTAGTTTTCTTATCTGTTTTGACAGTCAGCGGACAATAGAGGTCATTTCCCTTTTTATCTTTTTTGACTTTAACTATAAGTGGACCATATGTTAGAAATTCCTCAACATTTTCTACTTGTATGTAATCAGGATCAATTGCTTCAACATATCGATAAAGGTGCTCAGCCAAAGTCCTACTATCAGCGTCACGTGATTGACCACCTTTCGCTTTGCTAAAGTTGGTACATTCTAAAGAGGCCCATAGAACGACCTTCGCTTCCGGATACAAAAAACGCATCAGGTTAAGATGCGGTATCAGTTTGGATATTTCGAGTGTCCTTATGTCCTCTATAAAGTGCATAGCGTCAGGATGATTTGATTTATGCGATGCTATTGCATTGGAATCATGATTTACACAGGCAATTACTTTGGCAGTCTGTATATCCTCATTCTCTCCTTTTTCAACCCCAGTAGATGTTCCACCAGCTCCACAGAATAAATCGACATAGAGCAGTTTTATATCCTCTTTCATTACTTAAAGAAATTTCGTTCTGATAATATTTGTTCTACTTTTTCCCAATCTACAAAGGCCCTATTGCTGACTTCAGTATCGTATTTTAAAGGGCATCCTAATGCACTATCGTCAATATAGATATGGGCAAAAGCTTTCGGTGATGTAGTCCAAGTAGATTGTTCCGGATTAGTTTGAATTCCCCATACAGGAATTTCGTTGAGATGGAACCACTCCATAGCATCCGATAAATAATTACCACCTATCGGGATAATTGCTGGATTATCACTTATTGGGTTTTCGATATCTGAGCGCATAGTAAAAAGAATTAATTTATGTCCATGTTTTATAAGTTTCTTCAACACTGGTATTGCACCTATATCTTTTCCTACTTTGGGAAAATCGTGAGTTACACAGGTACCATCAAAATCAATAGCTATATTCATTCTATTTCTTATTTGTAATATGATTTATAAATCTATCTCGACCATCAGCAAAATAGTCGGGATCTTTTTCTATAATTACGACCTCATATCCTAAGTCAAAGCAAGCGATTGCCAGACTCATACTTCCTCCGTGAGTGTCTAATATCCTCCATCCAGGTTTGGCGTAGTCTAACAATAAGCGTTTATATAGGAGCACAGGTTTTTGAGTAGGGTGAATCCGTTTCTCATTCAACTTCTTGTTCCCTTGTTGAATTGTTGGTTCTTCTAAGCTTTTTGCTTGCCTAAAGCCACTCCACAGTAGTTTTATATCAATTTCAGAATCTAGTAAGCTACAATAGGCTCTTTCAAAGCCTTTAAAACTTAATTTCTCGGGAACGCATTTATCCCATTTAATTCTTCCATTTCCAATGTTGGGAATATCATTAAGATAGTCGATGCCCCATATAATCTGATGTACTGAAACATCGAACAGTTTTTCGAAATAAGAAAGACCAGGAGTTTTTAGGTCCCAGTCTTTCTGCTTGTATTCCGATTTTCTTACATTGAGTGATTTACCATTTTTCTGTTTTACAGGCATCACCGTTCTTTTTGTAAACGGCATTTTGGTAACATTCAGACCATAATCTACATCCGGTATTGCTAGATCAAATTGAAAAGGATAAAAAGTATCCATAATTTCATAACAATCGCCTTCAATAAGTGTTACGCATCCGAATGTCTCAGCTTTGAAATTAGGTATTATCATATAATATACACTTTAAAAACTGATCCATCTAAATACGCAAGAACAGCATTCTTCTCTTCTTCAGTATCAAAAGAGAATAATCTTTCTTTTGGGCCAAAGTGTATTTTTACATACCATTTTTTTTGTTTGCGAACTTCTGCCCTCATCAGAATACCTAGATACGGATGATATCTTGAAACGTTCGGAATTTATTTTGAAAAACATGATATTATTGGGTTTAATCTTTTTTGTAAAAATCTGTAACGTATCCGTCAGCCCTGAGAGGTAGTCCTGGAGCCCACGCTATTGGTTGACTCATAATTTGGCAAATATGGTCAAGTGTATCAGGGTTTCGAGGTGCATCAATGCCCCCTTCGTCATGTACGTGAAGAACAATGGGGTAACCAGCATCTTCTATCAGAGGAAGTTTTTCACCTAAACAATCTCTGGCCATAGCTTGTACACCATTCTCTACTAGCTTCCCCCCATATGTATCTTGCAGGCACCACTGTTTTGTGGTTTGGTTCATTCCTTCAAACTGTATAGCCTCTTTCAAACCTACCTTTGTCCTTTTTTCTGTTATTCTAGGTTTTAAATAGGAGAGGCTTCTGCCTGAAGGTAGACCCATAAACAGAATTCCCTTTCTCATATAGAAGGTCACACCATTGATGCTATTAGGTTGTCCGGTTTTTATTGTATTGATTGCAGCTCTTTCAACCGCATACCAAAGCTGGACAATGTTTTTATTAGCTTTTCGCCATGCAGATACTAAAACAGGTAATTCTTCCTCAGTTAACCCCATATTTAAAGCACCCATAGCGATAAGTGCACCGGGACCGCCTTGGTAACCCAATGCCAATTCGGATACTTTCCCTTTTTGCCTAAGATCGGATCCTTTTGTTACAGCTTCGAGGGGTACACCGAACATAGCAGCAGCAGAAGCTTCATAAATTTTTCCATGAGTATTGAAAACGTCTAATCTCCATTTTTCTTTAGCCCACCAAGCGATTACCCTAGCTTCAATTGCACTGAAGTCAGCAACATAAAGAGTATTCCCTTTAGAAGCTACAAAAGCAGTACGTATAAGTTGGGATAAAGTATCTGGCACATTCCCAAAAGTAAGTTTCATGATGTCAAGATCATTTTTTCTGACAAGTTCTCTGGCGAGCTCTAAATCATTTAGATGGTTTTGAGGAAGATTTTGCATTTGCACTAAACGTCCTGCCCATCGTCCAGTCCTGTTAGCACCATAGAATTGAAATAATCCTCTGACTCTGCCATCAGAACCTACAGTGTTAACCATAGCTTGATATTTCTTAACAGAAGTTTTAGACATTTCCTGACGGAGTTCCAATAATCTTATAACTTTAGGATCCTCTGCATTTTCAATCAGACCAGGTATATCACCCTTTCTCAATGTTTTAACTTCTTCCCCCATCTCTTCTGAAAGCCAAGCTTTCAATTGGGCCCCACTGTTTGGATTTGTCAATCCTGAAATATTTATAGCTTCTTTTTCCAGCTCTATTCTATAGGATTCATCCATCTGAATAGCGTTGTTTACAAGTTGCATATCTAAAAGAACCCCTCTCTTATTGATCTTTTGATCTAAATACCATAGTTGTTTCTCTTTTTCAGGTATTTCGAAAAAAGCAATCTTATATTTGATTAAAACTTCTACATCAACGTCAGTAGCATTATAAGTCTTAAAAAGCGACCACTTATCAAGGTCATGGTGAGGTAGATTCCTTGTTCTCCCATTATTTGATTTTGTGGGTTTACATGGATAGCAGAAATAACGGATCAGGGTCTTACCTGCTTTCATTTTTTCCAGTGGCAGTTGTAGAACAATAGCTGTTTTTTCCAGAGACAAAGGAAAGCCTAACATGGCAGCCTTTACCATAGTACATTCCCACTGAGTTACATCCAGTTCAATCCCGAAAAAAGCTTCAATACAAGCTATTTCGAAATTTGCATTCCATGCAGACTTCAAAACTTCAGGGTCAGTCAATGCCTGTCTTACTTCGTCTGGTAACTCTTCTCCGTTTGCTATATCTACGACCTTTGCCGGAGAATCATCAAAAGCATAAGCAAATAGAAGAATCGAAAAATCGGGAGCCTCCGTATATCTGTAAACTCCCGATTTTGATAGATCCGCAGAACTGTAAGCTTCTAGGTCTATTGATAAGTTTCTCACCATTATCAATCCTCCTTAAGAACTATAAGATGTGTATGGGGGACTACTGCAATAGTATTAATCCCGCGCTCATCATATATTTTAGTCACTCCGTTATCAATAACCACTGTACCCAGAGGAATTTCGAATTGTGAACCGTTTGGAGCTATGATTAACCAAGTTTTCATATTATAATTGTTTTAATTTATACCAATAGAATTGAGATAGATCGGCATTGCTTTCGTGAATAGTGTCCATACCATCTACATAGACAATACGATCCTCGGCTAGTATCTTACAGTATCCGTTTAAATCATCAGGATCCGGTACTTCTGCTGTAGTGCAATAGGCTGTATCATTTATTTTTAAATCAGATCGTCTGCACGGGATTAGTTCACATGTAATACGTAGCATCGAATCATAGAACGGAAATGATGCATAATCACCTTGTCCCATTACAATGAAACGTCGCCCTTCATCGAATCCTATTGCAATACCATCTCCAAAATCACAAGAATATAGGAGTATATTACCGCCCGAGAGTATTTTAAATTTTTTCATACTAATACGATATTTTTAATTTGCTTGCAGGTACACCCTCTGCTATTTTTTGTTTTTTCAAAGATTGCAACAACGCAAAAGGTTTATCACTTGCCAATATTTCCCGATGAGCGCCATTTACATAAGTGAGCTTCCCTGTTTTGGGTTTGTCATTGTTTGGCATAATTGGTGATATTAAAAAAGGTGTAAGCTTTATTGCTCACACCTTTTGAATTTAAGAAATGTATTAACTTAATAGCGGGTCTGCATCATCGTCAAAGCAATCTGCGAAGTCAGAAGTTGCTTCCGATCTTCCTGCTAATGGATCACCTTCTTCTAATGATAGAATATTATTAAGCCCACAAGCAACTCCTACAGTTCCGTTGAAATTGAAAGGGTAGAAGTTTAGACTGGCGAGGCAGTAACAACCACTATAGAACTTTTCAGAGTCGGTAATTCTCTCTTTTTTTCTGTTAACCACTTGTGGCTTTGTTGTACTGATGGCTGATACATAGAAACCGTTTTCATATGCCTCATCTGTTGACCGTTCAACCTCTCCATCTTTCAGAGGGAGTTTTTCCTGTTTAGGAAGTTTCCCTTTGAATGTATCTCTTTTACCTTCCTCTATTGCTGCCGCAACTGCTTTGTTTATTGCATCTATTGTGGACTTATCATCTTTCGAGATAATAAGAGATACTGAGTACTTTAAATCATTGCCTGTTCCTGAAAATGATTGAGGTTCGAAAACATGAACAAAGCTTGATCTTACCTTTCCGGTAATTACCTTTGTTCCATCTACTTTTGCATTAAATGTTGACATAATTTCTTTTAATTTTAAAAATGATTATTGATTAAATGATCCTTCGAAATCTGATATCGCTGAATTCCATTCCGGACGCTTATCTGCAATATCTACAAGTGAGGGCTTACCGCTAGGTTTAGTTATGAGATTCCCGATAAGGGATTCCATTGTTTTTTTACCTAGGGCTTTTTCCATAGCCGTAAGACCCAGTAATTTTTTCTCATATATAATAGCTTCCTGATATCCGGCAGAGGTTAATGCCTTTGCAACTTTATCGGCATCGGAATAGATTCTGTTGCTACGTCCTTCAACTATTTTCAGGCCATCAAATGACTCGCCTTTTATAGCTTCAGAAAGAGCAAATTCTTTCACGGAGTTCACCCATGTTATAATTGAATCCCCTTCTTTTACAATGTAGGCTACATCTAATTTATTCATCAGGTCAGGATTCTTGTAATGATTATCTGTAACAGGTTTCATCTGCTTATTTGCATTAGCTTTACACATGGCCTTAGCTTTACAGAATCTGCAATGATCGCCTGGTACATAGTCACCCTTACCCTCGAATGCGAGCTGGGCTCTTGGTCTAAGTTCTTCTTCAGCCCATTCAAGAAGATGTTCTACTGGAATTTCAAATGTCGAAATATTATCTATTCGTGGCTGATAAATAGTCATCCTCACTATTTCGATTTCATACAGTATACTGAATTCGAGATAAGCACCTAAAGCGTAAATCATCATCTGTTTGTTGTTTTCAGCTTCTACTCTTACACCTTTACCATGCTTGTAATCTGTGAAATCTAAAACTTTATCAGCTACAATAAAACAGTCGCCTGTTCCAAATCCTTCAGGAATAAACTCTGTCAGATCAATTTCCTGTTCAATGAAAATCTCAGCATCTGGAGTGTGCTTTTTAGTGTCATTGAATTTCTCAATAACATAGGTTGCATACTCATCCGCATATTCGTACATGGAACTAGAATAGAACTTATCTGATTCAATTATTTTAAGTTCCTTTTTGAATTGAGATTTCGTAACAGATTTAAGTTTTTCTCTGATTAGGAGTTCTCCTAAAGAATGGGCCAGTGTGCCTTCTTCCGCAGCATCACTTGTTGATTCAGGGAAAATCTCTTCTAAGCGTGCCGAGGGAGAACAAGTCATCCATCGACTCGCTCCACTCGGTGATAATAGGGCATGTCCCATATTATAGCTTATTAAGGAATTCCCAGAATGTCTGATAATGCTCAGTATCCAAAGTTGTAGGATTAGATGCTCCATACTTGGCAAACTCGGTTTCGATAGATGCTCGCTTACTTCTGTCAGCAGAAATTATATCTTTAACCTTGGCTCTTAGCATCTCGACTGTAACATCAGATGTTTCCGGACTAGCAGCTTCGGCAGACTGTTCTTGCTGTGAAGTTTCTTCAGGTCCCTCTTCTTTCTCTGACTCTTGTGCATCAGGCTCCGGCTCTGATGCGGGAGAAGAAGATTTTTTGGATTTACGCGGTTTTACCGGTTCAGGTTTTTCTTCTGGAACTGATTTGACCTCAGTAACAGGTTCATCGCGACTCGTTGGTAGGGTAGGATTAGATAAATAACCCATAAAACCCGTCAATAGGGCGTTGAGTTCTGGTGTAACGCCTATTGTTACTTTAAATTCTAATGGAAACATAATTTTAAAAATTATAAGCGTAGGGAAATTGGTCGGTTACCTACGCTTGGTTAAATGATTCGGTATTCGTGGAGAGTACAGGATTCAAACCTGTAAGTACGGGGACCCGAATGTTTCAACCTTTTGCATTCTGTTCGGGTCAACACAGAAATTCTCGCTTCAACGACAGGGCTTATTGTCCTTCCCCTAATTATTTGGCAATGGAATTTTATGCCTTTCTATGCGCGTCTATCAATTTCGCCAACTCTCCATATACTCGTCTTTCCGAGTTGTCAGATTTAGAGTTATCTCTCAAAATATGTTGTCTCCTCCCACATTTTTGTTTTCCACCAATGCGAGGGTAGTTAGCTTCCGGCTAACGAAAGGAGTAAATAGATTGTTTTATGTGCTGCCTTACGCTCACACAGCCTCACATTTTACTACATAACTCAATATGTAAGCTACCAATTTAACTTGGCAGAGTGGAGGTTAAATATGTCAAAGAGCTTTTCCAAGTCCCTTATTACAGGGGATGAGTTTTCTAAGGCTAACTCAATTACGAATTAGCTGAATTTTGAAAAATCTATTTTGGATTATTAGTGGAGGAGGATGGATTCGAACCACCGACCTACCCCGAGCCTGTAGAACCCGTGGTTACTCTGCCCAACTGAGCTACTCCCCCAGATTATTTAGTTAGATTGATATAACCATTACTTTCAAAGGCAGTATACCCACGACCAGAATGATATTCGAGCATTTCTACAAAATCGTTGTCCGGTTTATATCTCTTACTGTGGTATAAATCCACTGCATATATAAGTACGGCGATAGCCACAATTAGAATCAGAGATGCTAATATTTCCAGAATAGTACTCTCGATAGTTTTTGTTTTCATTGCAGATAAGTGTTGTTTAATTCAAGTAATTTCTTTTTTGATACATACCTAGCAGAGTTTTTCGCCCTTCCTGAAGATACCCTTTGAAGAAGTCCCCGCGCTATAAGTTCTTCTACACGGGCTCTGCCAATCAGTTTATAGGCTTTTGTTGTACTGATAAGGTCGGAACTCTTTTTTGATTTGCTTTCCTTTTTGAATTCTTCATAAGCGTACATCGCTTCCAGAGTTCCTTGCTTTACCGCTTCTCTTATATTTTCCAGATCTTTTGCTGTCAGTTCCATAGGATTTTTTCTCTTTTCTTTCGTAGTACATTTCGCGGGATTTTTCTTCTTTCATTGAGTAACCATTCTCTGAATCGTCACAATCGCTTCTAAGTATTCGCATGTTCATGATGTTTTGAAGTTTCCAACCATATAGCAGTCACCGTGAATTTCTTTTCGGCCCTGTTATTTTTTATACTATAGCGTTTGCCATCATCTTCGCCATAGGTTGTGTTGCAGTAGCTAACGATGGTTTTCCAGTTGTTATATTCAGTCGGGTGATCATATTTAAGATCAATACTTCGTCCTCCTGGTATGGCTCTTATCGTATCCGTTTTTTCCACTATCTTTCTTTTTAACTAATTATTTTTGATTTTTAGAAAAAATAGCTGTACTTTTAAAGCCAGATAAAGTATTCAGGGAACTCATGGCATTATCCATGACAGCTATTTTTTGTATTCTGTTTCTATCTATCAATCTGAATTCGAATACAAACATAGTTGATAAATACACTAAAACAAATTTATCAGTGTTAATATACACTGGTATTTGTGTTAAAATATGTTTATTCCCTAAATATCTGCATCTTAACACGATTAAAAACAGATAAGCTACTATGAGTAAAAGCGCAATTGAGAGATTAATTGAGTTCCACGATTATTTGAAATCAACCGGATATGGTGGACGAAACAAATTTGAAAAGGTAATAGGGAAGTCGGAAGGTTATTTGTCAGGAGCAATTAAGAAGAATTCATCTATTGGGTCTGAGGTACTTTTGGAAGTCGCTACGATGTTCCCCGAGGTAAGTCTTGAATGGCTAATCACGGGAAGAGGTAATATGCTTAATTCGGATAACAAGGAAGGGAAACCATATCTTGTGACAAAAAGCGGCACAAAGTATTTTGAATTACCTAACGGCATGTATAGAATGCGGGTGCCTCTAGTTCCCTATGAGGCTTATGCTAAGTACATTGACGAGCACCGAGATGCCGATTTTATTGAAGAATTACAGGAAGTTGATTTTATTGTAGATAAAATTGGTTTAGGTCGCTATTTTGCTTTTGTCATTAAAGGGGACAGTATGGATGATGGGTCTATTAAAAGCTTCCCACACGGTACTATGGTTCTAGCTAGAGAGCTATCAAAAGAACATTGGCAGGAGGGAAATGGACTGCATATAAATTCTTTCCCTTATTGGATACTTGTTCTTAAAAATACTATTCTATGTAAGCAGATAACAAAGCAGGATGTTGAAAGTGGAAAAATAACATGCCATTCTTTAAGCCAGTCGCCTGAATATACTTCAGATTTTGATTTGGAATTAGAAGATGTTATCCAACTGCTAAGTATTGTTCAAAAAACTCTTCCAGTTGTATAAACTGTTTTCTGTTTACAAATAGTTTACAAATTATATCTAATCGCTCGTTAACAGTATGTTTTCGACAGATTCATAATCATGAGGTCCCGAGTTCAATTCTCGGTCCCGCTACTTGAAAATCAGGGGTTTACAAGAAATTGTAAGCCTCTTTTATTTTTGATGTACATAGATTGTACATAACACTTCCCCTTATAAATCAGTAACTAAGAAAAAGAAAATTGATAAAATTGATTCATTTTTACACTCTTTCATTTGATATATGGAGTTACCTTTGCAAAGAACAATAAGTATATTAAAATGATACGATTACAAAATATAAACCTAACTTCTCCTGAAGCAATACAGAGATTAGCTAATAATCACGCAATCGCTGTAAACCTACGGGATGCGTTTCCATATCCTTATACGATTGAGGATGCTATTACATTTCTCGGTTTAGCCGAAAATGGTGTATTAGGGCATGTTTTCGGAATATATGAGGACAATACATTTGTCGGTTGTGGCAGTTTAATACCACAACATGACGTATATCGTATTAATGCAGAGATAGGATATTGGATTGGAGAACCCTATTGGGGAAAGGCTATGCTACTGAAACAGTAA